TTAAACTAAATAATTTATATCTATCTTTTTTTTATATCCATCATATATTATATCTTTTATCATCCTATTGAGTAAACTCTTTTTCTTAGATAGATCTAACATATCAAACACTTTTTTAAACTCTTCAAGCGATTGCAAAATTAATTCAAGATTTGCGTTTTCTTTTTCCGTTTCATCTTTAACTATAAGAGATTTATTAAGTTCCTTACTAAGTACGTCTATTTCTTCACCAAGCTTATTTATTTTTTTCATAATAAAGGTTGATGCAGATTCTGTAGCATTCCCTAATTGGTCGACTAAATTATCCATCATAGCAGTTTTATTTTTAATTTCCTTTTCTATTGCTTTATAGTTAGATGTAACGTCAGCTTTAGGTTTATTTTTATATTTTTTATTAAACTCTCTAAGTATATCTTCCTTAGTTGTACTTTTTATAGATGCTATAATTTCCTTCTCTATCTTTAATCCATTTGCGTTAGGATTAGCACATCTAGTTTTACCGCTATGGCACTTTAAAGTACATGTATAATGATAACCTCTTACACCTTCTTTATTAGGCCTGTTATAAGTTATTCTCATGGAAGAACCACATTCAGAACATTTTAGTAATCCACTCAATAAAGCTACTTTAGAAGTTCCAAGCCTTTTAGAAACTTTGTTTTTATTTGTATCAAGTAACTCTTGTACTCTTAACCATTTTTTAGATGGAATAACACCCTTATGGTTTGAGGTTGCTACTATCCATTCAGATTTATCATATTGATTTCCTTTCACATTTCTCTTACCATACAATAGAAGTCCTTGACCTTTTGGTGTACCTACAGTAGTTATATTTTGATTATTGAAGTATTCAAACACATCATCATCGCTTATAACATAGGCAGGATTCCTGAGTATATCATCTATACTACGTTGCATTAGTTGACCGCCATTCTTACCTTTAACATGGTTTGCTAGACAATATTTCTGTACCTTATGTAAAGACATTTCATCCAGGTACAAATCATATATAGATTTTACAAGTTCCAATTCCTCAGGTACTTGTGTTAATTTACTCATACTTTTTTCATTCATTTCTTCATCAAAATATTTTACTCTCTCTGAATTAAATCCAAGAGGAGTTTGTCCACCAAGCCAACGACCAGTTTTAGCTAGTTGGTACATATTATCTTTAATTCTTTCTGCAATAGTTTCTCTTTCTAATTGTGCAAAAACAGAAGATATGTATACCATAGCTCTTCCCATAGGAGTACTTGTATCAAATTGTTCCTTTATAGATACAAAATCTATATTATTATCTTGAAGTAATTCTAAGGTAGATGAAAAATCAGCTACATTACGAGATATTCTATCAAGTCTATAGCAAATTAAGCAATTAAATTTTTTATCTTTAGCATCTTTTAATAGTTGCTGGAATTTTGGTCTATTAGTATTGCTACCACTAAATCCTTCATCCTCATAAATGATAAAACTAACATCTTCATTATTTTTCAGAAGATAAGTATTTGCATAATTTTTGCATAACTCTATTTGATTTTCTATAGAATCTCCTGTTTCAGTCTGCTTAGATTTTCTACTATATATTGCTGCTATCATAAGCTCACCTCAATTATTAGTATGTTTATGGTTGTTGTATTATTACTTTATCAATTCTCTTATATTTTCATCTGATAAGGTACGGGTAATATTTTCCTTAGTCGGTTTTAGGATATTATTCTCTTCATTGCAATTATAAACAACTTGTCCATTTATTCTTATTTTTAAAATGTTAAAATCCCCCAATTTTATACTCATATTACATTAACCCCTTCCTACTCCGAACATGCGTTTGTTATTATTATAACTTTATTATAAATAATTTTCAATATAATAGAATAACTCTACATAAATTATTACACAGAGCTCTATTAAATGTAATTGTCTGTATACAGAACATTATTACATATATAAACAAAACAGCCATATATTTCAGTATATAACAACAATGTAAGCTTACATTATTGTTATAGTGTAAAAATAAGAAAAAATTTTAAAGTTAGAAATAAAATATAAAAAGACCATAACTTTTAATAAAAAGCTATGGTCTCCATAATCATTATTTAATTCTTGTATTTTTAATTAACGTATCTACATCAAATCCAGTTTTCCTTAATTGTTCAAGTAAGGATTCTACATCCTCAGGGGTTAAATCATGAGGATAATTCTTATCAATTTCAACTTCGAATTCATCCCCTTTATAATTAGTTCTTAGTATTTTAGAAGAAGGATTATCAGTTCTACATAAAAGCCAATCAACAGAAACATCTCCTAGATCTGCTATTTTTACTAACATATCAGCATCTGGCATTCTATTATTGTTTTCCCAGTTTGAAACTGCTACTTTAGTTACATTTAATAATTTTCCAAACTCATTACCTGTTTTATCCAAGATGTTACTTCTTATATATCTTATTCTTTCACCTGTAGTTTTCATAACGACAACCTCCTTACGATAATTATACAACATAGCAACATTTTAAAAATATTTGTTATCAAAATGAATATTTTTTTTAAGAAAATGATAAAATAGTATTGACAGTTATCAAAAAGAGAACTAATATATAAATATAGTTAGTAATCACTTTGATAACTAAAGCTAAAATTATCTACAATGAAAGGAGGCGACAATTTGAATAACACTTTAAAAGCATATAGAAAACTATTAAATATAAGCCAAACAGAAATGGCAGAAATCTTGGGAATGTGCTTAACTTCTTACAATCAAAAAGAAATAGGTAAAAAAGAATTTACTCATAGCGAGATGATAACTATTGTAGATTTTTTAAAAACTAAAGTACCAGGAATAACTGCAGAAGAAATTTTTTTTACCGATGAAGTTATCAAAATGAAAACTGAATCGATTTAGTTTAGTTTATGTAGTTTTTAGAAATTAAAACAGAGTTAAATATTCTTTAACTTGAAAGAGGTGGAAACAATGGAATCACTAAAGATAAAAGAGATTAGGAAAGAGAGGAGATTATCTATATCTCAGTTAAGTCACGAAAGCGGAGTTGCAAGGGGGTACTTGAGTGAAATGGAAAGTGGTAAGTACAACAATCCAAGCTTATTTATAACTTGTAAGTTGTGTAAAGCACTAAAAGTTGAACCTAATGATCTTATTAATAAAGAACTTTGGAAGTGGTAACACAACGTAAGGCTAATGAATATATTAATTATAGTAAAAATATGCGAGGGGAACAGAATGGAGTATACAATAGTACATCATTACCCAACTAGTGAAGAAGATTTTCTTAAACATCAAGCAGAACTTATCGCAGATGTTTTATTACAAGAACTTGAACCTAATGAAATCGAATCAATTAAAAATTTATACACTACAGAGATGAAAGGGCAGTAATGCCTTTTATAAAAAACTTAATTTAAAAAAATTGCATAGACCTTCTCAATATATTCTATGCTGAGAACTCTAAAAGATTACTAAAATTTGAAAATTTATTAAAGTGGCTCTACTGAGGGTAAAAGTAATCAAGTGGCTCCAATGTGAGGTTAAAAATGTAATGGGGGATATATCATGAAAAGATGTCAGACCTGCAAGGGATGTAGTAAAAGATTTAAGTACGAATTGTTGTATAGCATAAGGTGTTTATTAGCAATATCTATTGTATTTGGTTCATTGCTAGCTATAGCACGAATTATTTACTAGGGGGTGGAAATATGAAAATAGGAGAACCGGTAAAGGTTAAAGGAACCAATATAGAGGGAGTTATAATTCGTAAAGGTCGTACTGGATTATGCATGTTAGATGTAACCACAGAAGGTTATTCTGGATTTGGTAGAACTGTATTTGGTGAGTGGGACCTGGAACGAATTAAATCTTAAATAAGAGGGAGGAAGTAAAGAATGAGTCAAATTTCATTACTGAGAATAGCGAACTTTTTAGGTATTGAAGAGCAAGAGATAAAAGCAGCTAAAATCAATATACTTAGAGGACCAAATGGAGAAGGAAAGACTTCTGTAATTGAAGCACTAGAAAAGACCTTCACTAACAAAAGTAGAAGAACAGAAGTAGTAAGACATGGAACTGATGAAGCGGCATTGTATGTAGAACTTGATGATGGTTTAGAGGTAAACAGAAGAATTAGAAGCGATAAAGCAGATTATCTAAAAATAAGAAAAGCTGATGAAGGAGTCCCTTCTACAGAAAAGTTTCTTAGAGATTTAGTAAATGGAAATATATTTAGACCTTTAGATTGGGTAAATCTTTCAGTAAAAGAGCAGACTAAATCACTTCTTAGCATGTTAGAAATAGGCTGGAGCAAAGAAGATATCATTAATTGGTTTGGAGAGTTAACTGACAATATAGACTATACACAGCACATACTTATTATTTTAAAAGCCATAGAAACTAAATATTATAATGATCGTGCAGAAGTTAATAGAGAGATTAAGGAATTAGAAGCTAGGATTAAATCAATAGTGGATGATTTGCCAGCGGAATACGACGGTGAAGAATGGAAAGATGTGAATGTCCAAGAGTATTACTCTAAGGTAAAAGAAGCGCAAGATATAAACAAATGGATATCAGAAACTAAAGGTCTTCAAGAAAACTATAACTCTAAAGTTGAGAGCATAAAAGCAAATGGTGAAAATGAAATGTCGAAAATTACTCTTAAGTATAAGTCAGAATCACAGGACATAAAGGACATTATAGATTTATCTAAAAATAGAATTGAGAAAGCTAAAGAGTACATTAGCAGTGCTAATGAAAAGGTAGAAATTGAATTATCTAAACTAGATAACGAGTTAGAAGCAGAGTATCAGGAATTACTTCAAAGATATGCTGAAAAGAAGGATTTAAAGAAAAGAGAAATACTTTCACAAGCAGAAGAACAAAAGGATCTTATAGGAATTAATGAAAATAAAATAGCAGCTAAGGAACAGGAACTTCTTGGACTTGATGAAAAAGAAGCTTTAGAGAAAAAAGCTATTGATGAAAAGATTGAAGCTTTAATAGAAAAAGAAAAAACAAGAATAGGTAAAGCATCTAAATACCTAGAGGAACATGAAGAAATAGATGTTGAGCCATTACAAGAAGAAGCTAACAAAGTACAAGAAATGGTTTCTTATCTTCGTGAATGGAATAGGATATCTGAAATTAGAGATAACCAACTAGCACCTAAAGAACAGTATTCTGCATTACTTACAGAAAGAATTAATAAGGCTAGAAATCTACCAGGAGAACTTCTTAAAACTGCTAAGATGCCAATAGAAGGAATAAGTGTTGATGAAAATGGCTTAGTAAGAATTAATGAAACTCTAATAGATGGTTTAAGTGAAGGCGAAAAGCTTGAATTAGCAATTAATGTAGCAAAGGCACAGTGTGGAGAATTAAAAGTTATTTGTATTGATAAGTGGGAATACCTTGATAAAAAATCGCAAGGGAAATTACTAAATGAAATGTGTAACGATGATTATCAATATTTCATAACTGAAGTTTATTCTACTGAAAATGGAGAAATTGAGGTTGAAAAAATTGGGTAGTAATAAAAAAGTTTGTGAAATGTGTGGTTCAACAGAAAAAGTATTCTTTTTTAGAAGAAAAATGTATTTATGTGAAAAGCATTATGCACAAATGGCGAGAAAAGAAAAATGTGATATTAGAAAATCTATAAAAGTTCAAGACTTAGAAAATGAAACTTGGGAAGATATAAAAGGCTATGAGGGTTTGTATCAAATAAGTAATTTGGGTAGAGTTAAAAGTTTACCTAAATTTTATCAGGGTGAAAAGATACTTAAGTCAAGAGAGGATAAGTATGGATACCTTTATATAAATCTTATTAAGAACAAAGTAAAAAAGTCATATAAAATTCATAGGTTAGTTGCAATAGCATTTATATCAAACAATAATAATTATCCATGTGTCAATCATAAGGATGAAAATAAATTGAATAACAATATAGATAATCTTGAATGGTGTACGGTTACCTATAATAACAGATATGGAAATAGAATTATTAAAGCTGCTAATAAGAATAGAGGTAGAAAGAACACTGAGGCTTCTAAGAAAAACATTAGTATAGCAATTAGAAAGAAGAAAAATAAAGTAAAAATAGGGGAGGTAAGCTAAGTGGAACTAAAGATAACAGGTGAAGGAAAAGTTAAATTCATAGAAAATAAAGATTTGTTTACATCTGCAGAAGTTGTTTTTGATACTAAAGAAGATAGTGAAGATAGGACCAAATGGCTTTCTCAAAGAACTAATTCTATAGGTGGATCAGAAATAGGAGCTATAGCCGGATTTAGTAAGTATGCATCACCATTAACAGTATTCAATGACAAATTAGGGTTAGTAGAAAAATTTAAGGGTAATGTCCATACCCAATTTGGAAACAGAATGGAACCACTTATAAGAGAATGGGTCCAGGAAGATTTTAAGAAAGAAACAGAAATTGAGCTAACAACCTATGAGTATCCCTACATGATGGTGGATAAAGAAATACCTTACTTCTCAGCAAATATTGATGGTATTGGAGTCTTATCTAAAGAGTGGAGACATAGGGAGAATAGAGATACTGGAGAGTATTGGAGCATTGAACCAGGTGAATTATTTGGATTAGAAATTAAAACAGGCTCAGAGTTCCTTAAAAAGATGTGGGCAGGTGAAGAAGTTCCGGATAGCTATTATTTGCAGTGTCAGTGGTACATGGGAGTTACAGGACTAAAAAACTTCTTAATCATCTATATGCTAGGAAAAGAAATTAAATGGAAGGTAGTACCTAGAAATGATGATGATATAACTGCATTGAGAAATGTAGGTAAAAGTTTTTGGGAGAATAATATAATACCAAAGATACCACCTTCACCTATAGGAATCAATACAGAAACAGCGCAGATTGCAGAACAACAAGACCTAAGAGATGAAGATATTAGTTTACAGAGAGGACTTCTATCTAAATACAAAGATTTAGGAGAAAAAATTAAAGAACTAGAACAAGAACGGGAAAAAGCAAAACAAGAGATATTCTTGGCTATGGGAAATGCAAAGAAAGGTTATGACGGAAATTATAAGATTTCAAGATTTTCAGTTAAGAAAGATAAGACAGACCTTAAGCTTTTAAAAGAAAAGTATCCAGTTACTTATGAATCAATAGTAAATGGGGTAACTGAATATATAAATCTTAGGATAACAGAAATTAAATAGGAGGAATGAATAATGGCAAATGCAAATGGTGGCTTAATGGCTAATCAGAACAATAATGCAGCAGTACAAAATAAACCACAAAATAATGTTAAAAACATCCTAGCGAATGTTAATTACAAGAAAAGATTTGAAGAGATATTAGGTAAAAAAGCATCAGGTTTTATAAGTTCAATAATTAACATTTCCAATTCACCAACACTTAAGGAATGTGAACCAATGTCAGTTGTATCAGCAGCAGTAGTTGCAGCAACATTAGATTTACCTATAGATCCTAACTTAGGTCAATCTTATATAGTGCCTTATAATGATAAAAACAAAGGTAAGATTGCACAATTTCAGATAGGGTATAAAGGATTTATACAACTAGCAATGAGAAGTGGTCAATACAAGACAATAAATGCAGTAGAGGTTTATGAAGGTGAACTCAAACATGTTAATAGGCTTACAGGTGAGATTGAATTTGAAGATACTCCAGAGCCATCAAATAAAATTATAGGTTATGTAGCTTATTTTAGATTACTAAATGGATTTGAAAAAGCTTTCTACATGACCAAAGAACAAATTGAAGCTCATGGAAAGAAGTATAGTCAATCATATAAAAGCAAAAAAGATTTTATTGTTAAGTCTAGTTTATGGACCACAGACTTTGACACCATGGCAATAAAAACTGTTTTGAAATTATTGTTAAGCAAATATGGTGTTTTGAGTATTGAAATGCAGAAAGCTATAGAAGCCGACCAAGCTTTTATAAAAGATGATGTAGTTACTAAGGGAGCTGAATTTGATAGTAGCAAGGCAGAATATATAGATGTTCCTACGGATGGAGCTATTGATGTAGAGTACCAAGAAAATAACAATTCAGATTCTGATGACATATCACAGCCAGAACAAGAGGATATGTTTAAAGGTACACCATTTGAAGAAAGTTAGGTGATTATATGAGTAGAAAAATATGGCTTATGTATATTGAAAAAAGTAAATTGGGTTCAGTAAAAGCTAAAAGTTTTAACAACACGGAAGAGGTTGAAAGCTATATGAGGGAACATAAAGAAAAATTAAACTACTTAGATATAGCTAAAAGTATTCAAAATGTTTGCTAATAAAAAAGATAGTAGCCTTAACCACCACGAAAAGACTACTACCAGGAACTTAAGAAAATTTTCACAGATAGGTATCTCGGCAAAGATGCCTATCTACACAAATTATAACACAGCTGCATATACGTGTATATTTTAATAATTATCTCAGGAATAGTATATGCCAGTTTTAACGAAAAGTTGCTAACTAAGGAGGTAAATTTAATGCCTTTCAGACTAGTTTATACAGAATTTTGGGAGGACCCAAAAGTAATGGAAGAAATGACACCTGAAGATAAGTATTTTTACTTATACTTACTAACTAATCCTAACACTAATATGATAGGTGTTTATAGAATAACTAAAAAGCAAATGGCTTTTGATTTAGGATACAGTAGTGAATCTATCAACTCTATACTAGATAGGTTTATAAATTTTCACAAACTTATTATCTACAATGACAAGACTAGAGAAATATGTATTAAAAATTATGGCAAGTACAATTTGAATAGAGGTGGCAAGCCTATGCTTGACTGTATTTTAAAAGACTTGTCCAAAGTATCAGATATTAGCCTTGTACAAGAGATAGTTAAGAATATGAAACATGAAGGAAATAGGGCATTTATAGAAAATTACTTGTCCCCAATAGCAGACGATACGTCTAACGATACGTCGACGAAAGGCGGACAAAACCATAAACCAGAATCCATAAACCATAATCCAAAAACCAAAAACCAAAAACCAAATACTAATACTAGTAGTCTTTTAAGCGAAAAAATTAAAAGTAATACTGATGTATTTAAATTCTTAGAAAAATGTAATATCACAATGTCACCAATAACTATGGAGAAAGTAGCAGCTGATATAGAAATTTATTCAGCAGTAGAAGTTGCTAAAGCTGCAGAGATAGCAGATAGCAATGGGAAACGTAGCTATGCATATTTAAAAGGGATATTAGAAAAAAGAAGAGCAGAAGGAACTGATACAAAATCTATGGAGGAAAAGAGTCATGGAGCAAATAATGACAATCGTGGCGAAGAACTTCGAAATCAAGGAATCGGATTGTAATAAAGAACTAAAAACTTGTCCAAATTGTGGAGAAGCAGTAGAAAAAGTAATAACAGTTCTAAATAAACCATGGAAAGTTCCAGTGGCGTGTTCATGCAGAAAAGCCAGGTTGGAAGAAGAAAGAATTAAATTTAAAAATGAAGATAAGCAGAGAAGATTAGATATTATTTTCAAAAATTCTTTAATGGATAAAAAATTTAAAGATGTTACATTTGAAAATTGGGATCATACCAAAGCAAATGAAAAGATATATGAAATTTGTTCAAAATATTCTTATAAGTTCTCGGAGTTAAAAGAAAATAATGTTGGATTAATAATCTATGGAGTGCCTGGTAATGGTAAAACTTATGCTTCAGCTTGCATTGCAAATAATTTATTGCAAAAAGGAATTCCAGTTATATGTGTTGGTATAAATGCTTTACTAGACAGGATAAAAGAAACATACAACAAATGGGGTACCGAAGGAGAACAAACAATTCTAAGAAGTTTAGCCAATGCAGAACTTTTAATACTAGATGACTTAGGAACGGAGCAAGATACACCATGGAGCAGAACTCAGATATACAACATTATAGATTCTCGCTATAGGAATGAGTTACCTACAATAATAACAATAAATCTTAGTCTAAATGATATTGAGAAAAGGTATGGCAAGAGAACTTATGACAGAATATTAGAAATGTGTACACCAGTTGAAAATACATGGAAGAGCATAAGACAAGAAAAAGGTAAAGAAAAAACAAAAATTCTAAAAGAAATATTAGATTAAAAATAGGGGGATGGAATTGTGGAAAATATAGATTTAGAAAATGAACTAAAGAAGAATGGAGTTAATCCAAAGACTATAGATATTATGGTTTCTCTAGTAAAAGAGCCTGACGATATGCAAATTGTTTCAATGGAAATATTCAAATTAAGAGAAGAGAAAGAGGCTCTTAAAGAAAGAATGAAAGTTATGGCAAGAGCAACTGTAATACTTAGAGATAGGTTGGATGAAGCTAATAAAAAAGTTAAATTACTTGAGAGTGGTAAGGACTCTACTCTAAACAATACATTTAGGTATTTAGAGAATATGCAAAGTTTTTTAGAAGAATTGGTTAGTTTAGATACTACAGAAAGTAATTTTATTGAAGAACTTAAGGATATTCAAAATAAAGCTTCATGGGTAGTCGGAACATATAAGTTAATGAGCGAAATGAGTTCTACGGAGGTAATTTAGGTATGAACAAGGCTGGTATGGGAGGAATGAATTTTGGATAAGTTAACACCTATGGAATTTAAAAATCAAAGGATTATATCTACTAAGGATTTAGCAGAGCAATATGGAACAGAGGAAGTAAGGATTCAACAAAACTTTCTAAGGAATAAGGAAAGATTTGCAGATGGGAAACACTATTACAGACTTCGAGGAGAAGAACTTAAAGATTTTAAAGCTAACTATCTAAATGATAGTAACCTTAAATTTATAAGTGAATTAATCTTATGGACGGAAAAAGGAGTAGCAAGGCATGCAAAAATTCTTGATACAGATGAAGCTTGGGAAGTATATGAAGAGCTAGAGGAAACCTATTTCAGAGTGAGAGAAAGCGTACAAGCCTTAAATACTTCACAGTTATCACCAGAGTTACAGATGTTTAATAAATTATTCCAAGCTATAGCATGTCAAGAGATTGAGAATAAGCAAATTAAGAAAGAGATAAAGGAAACTAAAGAAGAGATTCAAGGTATCAGAGACATAATAGAAATTAATCCATCAGCAGCATGGAGAAAAGAAGTTAACAGACTACTTAATGCTATAGGTAAAAAGATTAATAATTATAACTTACCTAAAAATGAGAGCTACAATGCTTTAAAAGATAGGGCTAAATGTAGACCTAATGTATTAGTAGAAAATCTAAAGAAAAGAGCAATTAACAATGGTATGGCACCAAGCAAAGTATCACAACTCAATATGCTTGATGTACTAGAAAATGATTCAAGACTTAGAGAAATCTATGTAACCATAGTTAAAGATATGGCTATAAAAAATGGAGTAAGGATATAGGGGGATTTTAAAATGAGTAAAATGATTAAGACTACAGATACTGGAATGGAAGTTAATACTACAACAATTTTAGTAGTAGAAATAGGGACATTAAGCTTTGAATTAGATGAAAGATTTTCTTGGATAGATGTTTATAGCGTTGGTGGAGAACATAAAGAATTTGTAACAGAAATAGATGAACAAGATATGCCAACAATGGTTGAGCATGAGGAATTTAAAAGATTCGTTTTAAATTGGTATTTCAACAATGTTGAGATAGTTAAAGAAATAAATAAGGGGGATAAGTAAATGAAGATATCAATAACTCTAGATAGAAAATCAAAGGTTTATACGGACTTACCTGCAGGTAAAGCTAATCAACTATACAAGCAATTAGCAGAAACTCTTATAAAAAACATTGATGTAGAGACGTGTAAAGTAACTGAGGGATTAGATAAATTAATAGATAGGTTATCAACCGGTAGTAAAGATGGTTTTCAAGAGAGATTTAAAAAAGTTGCAGAGGAAACAGGAAAAAGTATTGAGAAAGAGTCAATACCAATATCTAAACCAGAACCTTTAATAGTGAGTGGAGATACAACAGTGACACTAGATGCACCAGTCATTAGAGGTGAAATATACAAAGGTGGAGATGTTAAAAAGAATTTAGTAATGATTAAATGTAAAAAATGTGGACATGTTGCAACACCAACACTTTTTATGAAAAATAGGGAGTTAGCTTATAAAGAACATTCATTAACATGCAGAGAATGTGGTGAAGAACTTCCTCAGATTAGAGAAATTAATCATGCTAAATATAATTGTCCTAACTGCAGTACCAATGCTAATTTTTACGTATCTAATGGACTTAAAGAAGTTATATGTAAGGAGTGCAGAAGTCCTATAGATTTAGTATGGCATGAAAAAAGAGGAATATATATGAGTGCAAATTTATTGGAGAGAGGGGATAAATAAATGAAATCAACAGGAATAGTTAGAAAGATAGATCCACTAGGAAGAATAGTATTACCAAAGGAGCTTAGAAATATTTTTGATATCCAGGAAGGAACTCCAATGGAGGTATATACAGATGGAGATACTATAGTGCTTAAAAAACACCAAACAAAATGTGCTTTATGTGGAAATGAAGAAAACTTAGAGGACTATATAGGAACTAAGATATGTGAAGCATGCCTTGAAGATATAAGAACTATGCCTCAGAGAAAGATAAGAAAGTAGGTAATAAGGATGGGAAGTATGCATAATGAGTTTGAAGTTGGAGAAAAGATAACTCTTTTAATAAAAAAGGCAGATGGAGATAATGATAGCCTTAGAGCTACTAAGAAGAGAGGACAGATTGTAGGAATTACTAATAGGTTTATCGTTGTACAACACAAAGATTATAGAGAGTGTTATCTAAAAAGTGATTTTACAACAGGAAGATTGAAAGCAATTTAAAGGAGTGATGAATTATCAATAAAGTAGTTTTAATAGGTCGTATGACTAAGGATCCGGAATTAAAGTTTACCCAAGAGACAGGAACTGCAGTAGCAACATTTACCCTAGCAGTAAATAGAAGATTTAAAAAAGAAGGACAACCTGATGCAGACTTTATTCCAATAGTGGTATGGGGAAAGATAGCAGAGAGTACAGCTAATTATATGAAAAAAGGTAGTCAAATTAGTGTAGCTGGAAGAATTGAAACCAGGTCCTATGAAGCTAAAGATGGTGGAAGAAGATATGTTACTGAGGTTGTAGCTGATGAAGTTAAATTCTTGGATAGTAAATCTATAGGTGGAGTTCATGAGGATAATAATCCGGATATGGTACCCGTAGATGATGGGGAGGACATGCCATTTTAAAAATTAAGGGGTGAGGTAAAACTCACTCCTACCAATTAAATATAAGAAAGGGGAATAGGCATGGGAAGAGCTGAAAAAAGGAAGCAGCAAAGAGTAATGAATAAAAAACTATCTACAGACCAATTTGATAGGCTTAAAAATGAGGTAAATAAGGATTACATCAACATAGAAGTTGATAGGCAATGTACGTTCTTTAAAAATATGTTTTCAGATTGCTTGATAGAAGCATTTAAGAATAATGGGATAAGCAACAATAAGGGAAAGCAGATACTAGATGATGTTGAACTAATAATGCTAAGGAAGGTGAAAGGGATTGAGTAATTTCAAAAGAGAGTACTTAGGCAGTGAAGAGAAGAATTTCTACATGGTTGCTAAAGCTTTTATTCAAATGATAAATGGAGAAAGAAATTTAAGTGGGCAAATAACTAGTGATGTATGGACAGAGTGGGAAAGACGTGGGATGATGACACCTTCAATGAAAAAGAATATTAAGCTAGTGAAAACATATTTAAGTAAATTCTGCTATGAAATCGAAGAAAACTTAAATGATCATGAAAATGAGAAGTTGAAGAAGCAGCTAATGAAGTTTGATTATAAATTACTAGATGATTATACATTAAAGAAAGTAATGAGAGATATGAAAGATAACTTGAAATATGCAGTTATTGAAAGAGAAAAGTTTGAAGAAACACTGGAAGTTATAGTTGAGGTTAATTGTGTAGGATGCACAAAAGATTATAAGGATTGCAGTATCTATAAGATGCTAGATGACATAATGGTACCTTACTGTGGTGAAGAAAGTAATTGTCCATATGCAGTAAACCTTAGTGAACTTACTAAAGAAGAAAAAGATAGTATTGAGAAAACTAAACAATTTCTAAATAAGAAAAATATGTTTAGGAGGTAATTCACGGTGGGTGCTAAAAAATGGACTGATAAAGAAATAGAGTTTCTAGAAGATAATTGGGGATATATGACTATACCTGGTATAGCTAAGAAATTAAATAGAAGTGTAGAAGCAATTAGAAATAAATCAATAAAAATGAAACTAGGTAGACATATTCATCAAGGTGACTATGTAACTCTAAATTCATTAATAATTGCATTAGGATTTAATAATGGATGCAATTATTTAATTGAAAGGTTAAAGAAAAAAGGGTTTCCAATAAAATATAGGACATCTATAAAGGTGAAATACAAAGTAGTGGATTTAGAAGAGTTTTGGAAATGGACAGAAGAGAATAAACAATTGCTAAGCTTTGCTAAATTTGAAAAGGGAGCTTTAGGAGCAGAACCTGAATGGGTAGATGAAAAGAGAAAGGCAGATATGAAAAACCCTTCCAAAAGAGCTCATAACAGGATTTGGACTAAAGCACATGATAATACACTAGTTTATATGTGCAAGGCTAATAGATACACCTATGCAGATATAGCTAAGGAGTTAAATAGAACAGAAGGAGCAGTTAAAAGAAGGTTATATGATTTAGGAGTACCTTATAGACCGGTACCAAGAGATAGTCATATAAAGTGGACAGATGAAGATAACAAGAAAATGATAGGACTGTACAACAAAGGCTATGACAGTAATGCAATAGCAATAGCTCTCAATAAAACTCAGTTAAGTATATGCGACAGATTGAAGAAATTTAGAGCATAACAAGAGAATGAAGAGGTGATTCCATCTATGGAACTAATAAAAAGAATACCTATTAGATTAGATGTATTTGAATTTAAGATTACATTTTCATATGAAACTAAGAAAGGACATTATAGAGAGCAGAAAAGAACTATTAAAGGGTTTAATGAAAATGATGCAATAAGTAGGTTTAAAAAGTGGGGCAAGCAGCAAAGAACAATGTCTAATGTTAAAATTCTAGGCATTGAAGAGAATTTTAAGAATAGAAAGGTTATTGAATTATAAATGAGGTGTAAGGTATGAAAGTTATTAAGTTAAGTGAAGATGAATTAGAGGAATCTATTAGTGGGTTGACACAGTTAAAACCTATATTACAACAAATGGTTCTTAAAGGTAATGGAATGAATATGGCGCAAGGGGCAAAAGATTCTAGAGAAATAGGACAACATATTGATACTGCAATAAATTCTATGGTTACTATTCTTGCATATATGGGAAAGGTGGAAGATGAGTAAATGAAAGAAAATGAATTAAAAGAGAGTAATTTGAAAAAAGCAATTTTTGTATTACTTTATGACCAATTTGATATTCCAGATATGGAGGAAAACGATAGTGATTTTGACTATGTTTGTTACATCATAAGTGCATTAATTGAGAAAAATGAAAACAGATGTCCGTTTAAATGTTATGCCTGTATAGGCAAATGTAGTAGTAACCACATAGGTTGTGCAGAAGGGTTGAAATTTGATTGCAATAGGGAAATAGAGGAAGTGTGGAGAGAATTTATAAAAATAGATTAGTTCACAATTTGTAGATATGGCGAATTGAGGAGGATGTAAAAATGAGTAAGGTTATTTTATTAAGTAAAAACGAAGACATTAGACATAATATAGAATTAAAAACTGAAGAAAGAGGAGAGTTGATTTTTGAAACTGAAAGAGAGTTAGAAGTTTATGACATTATAAAAAAGGATAATAATTTTTATTTAGTATGTATTAAAAATTATGAATCCGGATGCGTTGGCGTTGATAAAATAGATTTTGAACTAAATCCAGATGAAACAATAGAACAAGACTTTACTTGCCCTTATTGCAAACATGTAGATTATGATGGTTTTGAAAAATCTGATGGTGAAACTTACTGTGGTTCTTGTGGAAGTACCGTTGAATTAGATTATTATCATGGAAATTATAATGTTAAACCAGTATTCCCAACTTCAATAATAGTAATCAATTAGTTCATAGTTCAAAAGTGTAGATAAGGAGAAATAAATATGAAAGTTTTAGATCTATTACAAGATGAAATCAGAGAAGTATATGAAATAAAACAATTGAGAAATGGTGAGTATCAATTAACTTATAACAATGAAGTTGTAAAAAGAAAAAGGTATGAAATTAGAGAGTTGGATAAGGTTTATAAATGCAATAAAGGATTTGCATTAGAAGTATGTGATGGTGATGGGTTTACTGTGGAAGATGAATACTTGAATATTGATGAAAATTCTTTATGGTTTTATCCAGAAGATAAAGACTACAGACTCATCGGTGGAGAAATAAGGCTTGAAAATGAAGAACGTGGATGGATTGAAATAACTAAAGAAACTTTAAAGGAACATTTTATAGAAGTGTAATTCGCAATTCAAGTATTGTAGGAATTGAGAAGTAATTAGGAGGGGTATTATGACAAAAGAGCAGTTAGAAAAATACTTAAATCAAAAGGTAAAAATAGAATTGTTTGATGGTGATAAGATTGAGGGATATTTAAGAAAAACAGGAGAAAGTGATTTTAAAAATAACCCTAATCTATATATACCTAAAAATTATTATTTCTTAACATATGGTAGTTTGAATACTGTATCTTGCTTATTTAGGGTATCACACGTGGTTAAAATAAATGTTTAAATGGTGAAGGATTGAAAGCATGAAAATAGGTGAGTTAAAAATGCATTGTGGAGAATGTGATTTGATTGAGCATTGTGGAGAACCTTGGTCAGATATTGCAATATGCTGTGAAGAAAGATTTAAGGAAGTAGACGAAGATGAATTTTTACAACTTATCGAAACTTCTGAAAGAAAAAGTAAGAAAGCAAGAATAAATGATGTTTATAAAAGGCTAAACAGTTAGTGAACAATTCAAGTATTGTAGATAGTGTGAAGGAGTTGAGAATATGAATGAAGAACTTAAAAAAGCATTATTTGCATTGCTATATGACCAATTTGATATTCCAGATATGGAATTGAACAATAGCGAAGAAACTTACATTGATTATATTATAAGTGCTTTAATAGAGAAAAATGAAAACAAATGTCCTTTTAAATGCTATGACTGTATAGGAAAATGTAGTGATAACAGAATAGGTTGTGTTAATGGATTATTATTTAGTTGTGATAGAGAAATAGAGGAAGTTTGGAGAGAGTTTATAAATATTTAAATTCGCAATTCAATTAAAGTGTAAAGATTTTAACAAATAAAAGGACACTTTATTGTGTCCCTTTATCAATAAATATTTGACCATTACCAACTATAACAATTCTATAGTCAGGGTTAAGAGGAATTAGATTATATTTAGCTGATTTAGGTTCTAGACGAATAGATTGTATTATAAGTTGATTTTCATCATAAAGAGTAAGAAAAACACTATCAGTTGGTGAAATATTTTGAACTAGGTAAGTTTCATTTGGGGATACGTTGAAATCGGTTGCTTTATAAACACCTTCTGTAAATACATTTTGGGCAAATGCAGGTGTTGCAATAAATGTACTAAATACTAATGTCACTAAGATCAATAGTATAACAGTAAGTTTTTTCATATCATTAACCACCTTTCAACAATAGTTTATGTAGTCGAAATAATAATATGCAAACTTAAGATTTAGGAAGTAAGTTAGATAAATTGTTCTTTGAAAATTGAATAGTACGGTGTTTAAAAGTACATGATATAATATTCTTATTGAGATAAGGGGGGATATCATGGAAGTAATCAAACAAATTTTAGAATTTTTAAATTCATCATTTGTATCAACTATTTCAGGGGTAATAATTGGTGGATATATAACTATAAAAATTAACACTTTATCAGAACGTAAAAGAATACTCATGGAATTTAAAATAAATATATGGGATAGCCTTGATAAAACTTTATTTGAGGTTAAAGAGTTGATTGGCGAGATGGAAAAAAGATTAAATGAATTTAGTTATAGAGGTGGTAATTACTTTGAAGTTATTGGAATGCTTGATGTGAGGTTACAGGAAATAAAGCTAAAAATAAAAAGTGTACAGGATGAATTAAATAGAAATACTCTTATTGTTTTTAGTAAAAAAGACCTCACAAAACAATTTGATGATGAAAGTGATAATTTATCTGATATAATATCTATTGAACTTTGCAATTTTCAAAATATAGACATTAATATAATAGAAAATTCTTTTGAAAATTGGAAGAATTCTTTTGTAAATTTAAATAAAGAATTACAAGGCCATTTGTTGAAAGATGTATTTAATCGTAGAGACATAAAAAAGATATATAAATAAAAATCTAATGAATAATTTCTAAGATACCGTGCTATTCAGAAATGAATATGCGGTATTTTTTTATTCAAATTTAAGGAAATGAAGAAGGAAATAAATTATGAAGTTAATAGATTTTTTAGAGAAATATATATTTGTAAGTGATGAAGAGGAGGAAGAAGGTGATTAAATGATTTTAGCAATAGATCCAGGGAATATTGAAAGTGGATATGCATTGATAGATAAAGATACATTAGAGCCTTTAGAGATAGGGAAAATCAAGAATGAGGAACTAATGAGACAAATAGAAGGAGAGTTTCAATGCATTAGATATGTAGCTATTGAAATGATAGCATCACAAGGAATGGCGGTAGGACAAAGTGTATTTGAGACTTGTGTGTGGATAGGTAAATTTGAATTAATTTGTGAGGAGTATTTAGGATTATCACCTAAACGAATTTATCGTAAAGATGAAAAGATGAATTTATGTGGCAGCATGAAAGCTAAAGATTCTAACATAATCCAGGCTCTAATAGATAGATTTGCACCTTATACAAGTAATAAGGGTAAAGGTACTAAGAAAGAACCAGGATGGTTCTATGGTTTCAAGAAGGATATTTGGCAGGCATACGCTGTTGGAGTGACTTATCATGATATGTATTTGAAGGAGGAGATAGAGTGAGTAACTGTAAATATGATTTTGGTGTCTTTAATGATGGACATGAAGCAACAAATATAGTAGGTGTAGTAGAACTATTTAAAAGTAAAGAGAACTTTTTAAAAGCTTGTTATGCAAACTATGCAGATATTATAAAAGATAAAATATTTACTGTTGATGATGTAAAAGAAGGTCAAATAAGATATTTACCTAGAGGTAAGGATGGCAATGGAAGTGGATATTATCTTGTAAGCGGAAGAATGAAAGGATCTTCAGATGTTTATTATATAGATTTATAAAATAATTAATTTGTAGAAATTATCAAGGAGTGGAAGTTATGAAATATATACATCCCAAAGAGTATAAAGGAGTAAAAATTAATACTAAAAATAATCAATTAATAACAAAGGCAAGAGTAGATATGTATTGTTTGAAATGCGATTTATTTATGGGAAGAGAACATGATTTTTCTGAATGTCAAATGTTTGATAAGTGGAAAGATGGAAAAATAATAAAGAGAAAAACTTGTCCAGTAGATTTTAATATGGCAGTATCACTCGTTGAACCAGGGCTTGAAATAATAAGCGAATCGTATGAAGAATAAATTCACAATTCAAATAGTGTAGATAAGGAGAAATAAATATGAAAGTTTTAGATCTATTACAAGATGAAATCAGAGAAGCATCTGAAATAAAACAATTGGGAACTGGAGAGTATCAATTAACTTATAACAATGAAGTTTTAAAAAGAAAAAGATATGAATTTAGAGAGTTGGATAAGGTTTATAAATGCAATAAAGGATTTGCATTAGAAGTATGTGATGGTGATGGGTTTAGCGTGGAAGATGAATACTTGAATATTGATGAAAATTCTTTATGGTTTTATCCAGAAGACAAAGGCTACAGACTTATAGGTGGAGAAATAAGGCTTGAAAATGTAGATCGTGAATGGATTGAAATAACTAAAGAGAATTTAACAGAACATTTTATGGAAGTGTAATTCGCAATTCAAGCAAAGTGTAAGGTTTTGAATTTAAGGGTCTTTAAATCAAAGGAGAGATTTCATTGATTAAAAATATTTTGTGGAAATATGATAATGAACTAGGGATTGCTTATTTTTGTCCGAAGTGTAAAAAGTTTTTATGTGATAATGAGAAAAAGTGTGAATGTGGACAAGAAATTAATTGGAATAAAAAATATGAATATAAGGGCAAAGTTAAATGGAGTTAATGAATAATTAAATAATGTAAAAATTGGTTCTTTGAAAATTGAATAGTATGGTATTGGAAATCTATATACAAATTATATCATATTTAGTGTATAATTGCATTGTGTGAGTTAGTTTGCTATTAAACTACTCGATAAATTAGAATTTTTACTAATATGATTGGAGAATAGCTTATGGATGTTTATATAATCTTGTGTATTTTATTTTTGATAGGTGCAATTATACTTCCGATATTAGGAAAGCGAAAGATAGATAAACAAATAGATGATTTGGCGAATAATGTAAGTGAAATGACGCCAGAAGAATTTATGAAAATGAGGAACACTTCATTTGGTGGTAGAGGGCGTCCTTCTCATGCATCGACTCGGAACTTTGCCGGGGTATATATCTTATATAATAAGTCGAAAAATATGCACTATGTTGGACAAGGTAAACAGGTTTTAAATAGGGTAAATGCTCATTTCACAGGAAAAGGAAATGGAGATGTATATGCCGACTATAAATATGGAGATACATTTTCTATAAAAATGATTGCATTAGAAAATAGTGGCTTTAATTCTTTGAATGAATTAGAACGCAATACAATAGCTAGATATAACGCTTTTTCTAATGGGTACAATAAAACTCGTGGGAATCGACATTAATGATAATACTATTATAGCGACAAATTTTAGTTCAAAATACAATTAAATATTAAACTTGTAAAAATACCGTACTATTCAAATGAATATGCGGTATTTTTTAGTGTGCAATTCAAGAATATGACGAAGGAGATAAAAATGATTAATTGTAATGAATGTAAATTTATAAATATAACAGAAGAAGAACAACATATTGACAATAGCAAATATAGAAAGTTTCATAAATGTTTAAAGTTTGATAAAAGGGTACTTCACAAAGATAAGCATATTAAATTTCATAGTAATTATATTTATCCTTGTACTGAATGTGATGGTAAGTATTTTACACCAATGGATTAATTCTTATTTCAATAAGTGTTTGTAAAAGGGGTGAAACAAGATGGAAAATAAATTTCCAATACTCGGTTCTGAATCGAAAGAATATATTCCGTTAGACATAGTAAAAGCACATGAAAAACAAGCAATTAGAAATCATGGTCAAACATTGGAACGATTAGCGGAGCGTGGTGGTCTTGATTGGATTGAAATGCTATTTGTCTTAGAAGATAAGGATTGTGATTTTCATGCTAAATTAACCGAAATGTCTGCAAGGACTAAAGTATTAGAAATGGTTAATTTGAAAAAGTAGTGCGTAATACAAGGAAATGGAGACTCATAAATAGTCTCCATTTGTTAATCCATATCTACACTGAGTATTCTGGGATGAATATATCCATCTTCAACTTCAATGCGATTTTTATTAGAAAGAGTTTCGATTGCTTCAAAAATTTCATTAAATGTAAGTTCTTTAATGTTAATTTCGGAAGCATAAATAGGTTTATTAGTTTTTTCAAAGTGAATTCTCAAATAACCTAATACAACCAAAGCTTTATTATCTAACATAACAAACACCCCTTTAATAATATTTTATCACATATAAACAAAAATGAATTTAATAGATTACTGTATATAGGTTTTTATCAGATAAACATATATTTTAAGGAGTGGTAATGTGGATCACAAAAGAGAGATGCTTAAATATTTTAAAGAGTTATCTTATAGGCATAATCTTTGGAAGGTATATTCGGACTTCTTAGAAATGAGTGCGATATCAATTAGATGTTGTACGGATATAATTTATAAGATTAAGGGAGAAAAACGATATAAAGACATTTTAGATAGCTATAACGATAAAGAGAAAGAGATGTTTCCTAAAATACTAGGAGAATTAGTGATGGCATTAGAAACTCCGGGGGATTACTTAGGGGAGGTATTTATGGAGTTAGAATTGGGCAACAAATGGAAAGGTCAATTTTTTACACCATATAATTTATGTCTTTTAACAGCCAGTGTAGCAATTCAAGATATGAAAGATAAAATTAGGGAAAAAGGATTTATTTCTCTAAATGAACCTGCTTGTGGTGGTGGTGCTATGATTATAGCAGTTGCTCAAATTATGAGAGAGAAAGGATTTAACCCACAAAGACAATTAAAAGTTATAGCACAGGACCTGGATCAAAAGGCAGTTTACATGAGCTATATCCAGTTAAGTCTATTAGGTATACCAGCGCAAATATGTCATGCTAATACTTTAAGTTTAGAAGTGTTTGATGTATGGGAAACACCAATTTATGCGATAAATGGCTGGAGAAACAGGTGAGGAGTGATAAAACATGGGTAAGAATATCATTCAAGATGAAGATATAAAAACTTTTCAGGATATCATGGAAGAGTTTGAAGGACTCCAGGACACAGAATACGATAAAGCTTATGAACTACACAAAGTAGCCTTAAGTGCTTATGATAGATGGAGTACAATTTTATTTGAAACTAGACAAGCTGAATGGAAAGGTAAGGATCCAGCACTGAAAGAAAGAATTAAACAAGTACTTGATATGTTAGATAAGGTTTATACATCAGCGAGGATGGTGTGGGGAAGAAGTAAAACAGATTATGATAACAAAAGTAGATATTAGCACTAGGGGGATATTATGAGTAATACTTTAGATAGAATAAAGAAATATAAAGAACTTAAAGCTGATATAGTTGATATTAATATAAGAATGGAAGAGTTAGAAGAAGAGATAGTGGGTATAAGTGCTCAACCTTCAGGAGAAAGAACTGGGCAAACATATAAAATAACATCTAGTGTAGAGCAGCAAGCAGAAACGCTAATGGAAAAGAAGGACGAACTTCTTAAAATAAAAGCTGATAAGGAAAGGGAATTGGATAGAATAGATAACGCACTAACAGTATTAACAGATGAAGAAAGAGAGATAATAGAAACAGTATATATAGAACATAAAAAGTATTGGAAATTAGAAGAAAGACTCAATAAAACATATGCTAGGTTAAAGCAAATAGAGAAAGTAGCCATTAAGAAAATGTCAAAGTATATACCATAGTACAACTTTAAGAGAACAACAATAAAAACTATAGAAAAACTATAGGAAAACTATAAGAAATCAATATATGCATATGAGATAATAGTATTAGGTTAAGTAGTAACCGAAAGTTTTTCAACTTTACTTCCCTTTATAGAATAAATAATTACCCCGCAGATTAGGTCTGTGGGGTAATGTGGAGATATAACCCTAATGGTAAGGGAGCAACTTGCTAAGTTGTTAGTAATCGAGTTAATCGGTGTATAGGTTCAAGTCCTATTATCTCCGCCATTCCCCATAAACCCCAATATAAAAGGCACTTATAGGAATATAGGTGTCTTTTATTGTTATATTTTAGTAGGTGTTGTAAAATATTTATGGGGGTGGGGATATGAATAAGGATAAAATAATTTTTTTTAGAGAAATATTGGTTATAATATCAACAGTTATTACATTATTTATGTTATTTGTAAAAATATTTTCGAATGTGTTCAAAGAAAGTATTAAGAGTAAGTTTAAATATGTACCTGAAGATGATTCGCTATTTAATTTAATATTACAAATGATAACTCACATCATTGGTTCAATAATATATTGTTTAGTTTTAGTTGTTATAGTATTAGTTTTTTATATTTCTATAAAGAATGGAGCTGCATTTAGTGAAGGTCTATCTAAAATTGATTTTATAGGAGAAAACAAAACAGATCTTGTTGCAATATTAATATTCTTTCTACATCTAGCATTAGTATTATCAGTAACATTTTGCTTTACTATTTGTTATAGCACAATTAAGAGTGAATTTATTAATAAAATTGGTATGATGGAATGGAAAAAGGTAAAGATAAAAAAGAGAAGCATATTTGTACCGACTAATGGAAGAAACATAAAAAAGATGATATGGTATAATAGAATTGCAAAATGGGGGTCAGCAGTCATTAATTCGCTATATTTATTTATGCTATTTATAGTTATTGAAAGTAATGAAGAAATTCCACTTTTATCTTTTTTAAGTGCATTATTTTTAATAGTTTTTTATTTAGCAGTTCTAATAATATCAGTTAGCTTAGATGAAATTATAGAAGTTTTAGCTTACGACAATAAATATGAATTTATTCTAGCTAATGATAAAATCATATGCAAGTGTTTCTTAGAGTATAAGAATTATTATTTAATTTATCAACCAAAGTTAATTAATGGTGATGATAGTATTGAAAGATATATTAGGAAAACCGAAGTTAAAGAAATTAAAAAAATTTGTGGAGATAAAATTGTATATAATAAAACTAAGAAGTCGATTAAGAAGAATTTTAATGGCTTAATTAAAAAAACTGAAAATAGTTTTATGGAAAATACAAATGAAAACTTAGAATCCTAATTATAGGGTTCTTTTTTATTTAGTAAAAAGGAGGTGTGAATATGCTAAATATCTATACAAGCTACATATGTAAAGGATGTAGTAGAGAATTTATATTAATAACTTCAGAATTAGAAAGTGCTATTAATACAGGTAAGTATTTAGCATGTCCATACTGTGGAAACAAAAAAATAAGAAAAGAGTTAGCTACAGATGATTTAAGAGATGTGTCAAAGGCTAGAAGTTATAAGAGAGTAAATAGGAGAGTAAGAGAAGTTAAATAAAGGATTTTAAGGCTTTGATATAGAAATATAACCATGGAAGGTTGGTGTTATTATGGCTGATAAACCAGACCCATGGTAATAATAATTCAAAGTATTAGGTAGTGAAAGTGTTGATAGATAGACCTGAACCATGGCAATAATTGTTAATAACTAAAGAACTCTAGAAATAGGGTTCTTTTTACTTTAAGAAAAATATAAGCAAGTTAGAGATGAGGTGGTGGTGTGGCGAGGGTACGAAGCCCCAATAGGGATAAGGCGTATGAAATATATAAAGAACATGATGGAGAAATAACAAATAGAGAAATTGCTAAAATACTAAATGAAGATGAAAAGAAGATAGCAGTATGGAAGCAAAGAGATAGATGGAATAGTAATGTTGTACAACATAAAAATAAAAGCAGTACAACGAATAAAAAGAGTACTAAAAATAATGGCAATAAATGTAGTAAAAAAGCAGATGTTAATAATATATCTCAAAGTAGCAATTCAAACACCAAAAATAAATCCCAAGCTAGATATGGTAATAAAAATGCAGTAGGCCATGGAGCACCGAAAGGAAATAAGAATGGTGAAACCCATGGCTTTTATGCTAAATACCTTCCAGAAGATACATTTGAAATGATTAAAGAGATAGAAACTAGACATCCTTTAGATATTCTTTGGGATAACATAGTAATTCAATATGCAGCTATAATAAGAGCTCAAAAGATTATGTATGTTAAATCTAAAGAAGAAATGATAAAGGAATTAAAAAAAGAAGAGAAGTCAGTTTTTGAAGGTGGAAGCACAGAAAAAACTGAATGGGAATTTCAATTTGCATGGGATAGACAGGCTACTTTTTTAAATGCACAGAGTAGGGCCATGGGTGAGTTAAGGTCATTGATTAAGCAATATGATGAAATGCTGCACAATAATTGGGATATGGCAACAGAAGAACAAAAATTCAGAATATCTAAATTAAAAGGTGAAGTTGACAAGCTTAATGGAGATAAAAATGATGAACCTATAAAGATACAATTTATAAAGGCTAGTGATAGAAATGATAAGTAAGAAAACAAGTCTAATAGTTGAGTTTGCCTTAAACGACCATTTCTTTGACTTTGTAGATGATTGGAACCATAAATTTTATTTTCTTGTAGGAGGATATGGAAGTTCTAAAAGTTATCATGTAGCTGTTAAATTGATTAAAAAACTATGTGAAGAGAAAAGAACAGCTTTAGTAGTAAGGGAAGTTTTTGAAACAATTAGAGATTCATGCTTTTCATTATTACAAGAAGTAGCTTTAGCAATGGGGCTTGAAGAAAACGTAGTAAGATTTACTACTTCACCTATGCAAGTTAGATTTTCAAATGGTTCTAAAATAATTTTTAAAGGTATGGATAAACCTGCAAAACTTAAGTCTATGAATGATGTGTCAATAGTATGGATAGAAGAGTGTTCAGAGGTTAAATATGCGGGGTTTAAAGAAATACTCGGAAGGTTAAGACACTTTAAAATGTCTAATCACATCATTTTATCTACTAATCCAGTGAGTAAAGGCAATTGGTGTTATAAGCATTTCTTTATAGATAAACACAACAAAAGAACAGTACTTGACGATAAAGAACTTTATAAGAAAAGGGTAGTAATTAAGAAAGATGTTTATTACCATCACTCAAATGCAGATGATAATTACTTTTTACCAAGTGATTATATAAATCAACTTGATGAAATGAAAGAATATGATCCTGACTTATATAGAATAGCTAGAAAAGGTCAATTTGGGACTAATGGATTAAAGGTACTTCCACAACTAGAAGTAAAACCACATTATTGGATTTTAGAAAGCATGAAAAAGATTAAGAAACAAGTGCTTAGAGTGGGAATGGACTTTGGGTTTGAAACTTCTTATAATGCGGTTGTTAGAATGTGCATTGATGATGATAAAAAAGATTTATATATTTATTGGTGCTATTACAAAAATAAAATGACTGATGACAGAACTGCTTTAGAACTCCAAGAGTTTAAAGTAAGCAAAGAATTGATTCGTTCAGATAGTGCAGAGCCTAAAACTATTACATATTATCAGCAAGAAGGGTTCAATATGATAGGAGCGAAGAAACCCCCAGGGAGCAGACTGCAAAATACTAAAAAAGTAAAAAGGTTTAGGCATATATATGTATCAGAAGATTGTGAGCCTGTTGTGGATGAATTACAAGAATTAGTATATGCAACAGATAAAGATGAAGAAATAATTGAAGACGAATTTAATATTGATCCACATACATTTAGTGCAATTTGGTATGGATTAGATGGTTATGAAGTAGCTGATATAAAAGAACAGAAATATAGTGAAGAAATAACATCTCAAGGAAGAGGAGTTATTAACACTAATAATAAAACCAAAAGGAAAGGAGGCACTATATTCTAATGGCAGATAGTAAAAGGAACTTAAAAACCATAAGAGAACAATTATTGGAGTTACCTGATGTAGAAAAAAAGGAAAGAGAGAAGATAAGAGCTGATTATTATTTTTACAAAGGTAGATGTGAAGATGAAGATAAAGCTAAAACTGATAAAGCATTACTAGGGCAAAATTGGGAGCTGCAAGACAATATAGGTTATATACCTACGCAAGAAATAAGGAATAAAGTAAAACCTCTTATAAAAAAACAAGCAAGGTTTATGTTTGGCAAGGAGCCTACAATAACTCTAAAGCCTAAAGACATAAAAGATAAAGAAAAATGTGAAGCACTAAGGCAGTTTATTGATAAAGTATTTATGGATAAAACAAATCAATTTTGGAAGAAGACTAGGAAAGCATTTCTTAATAGCACTATAAAGAAAAGAGTTTTATTAAGGGTGGAAGCTAATCCTGATTCTCCTATTCTTATTAAGTATGAGGATATAGAAGATTTCTACTATAAAGAAATCAATAATATTTTGGTAGAAGCTAAATTCTTTGAAGAGGATAAGAAAAATATTTATGCAAAAGATGATTCAGAAAAGATTTATTATATTCATAGATATTACTATGACAAGCTAGAAGAAAAGAAAGATATATCAGCCTTTTATCAAAAACTAACATACAAAGGGGATAAACTCAATGAAGCTACAGCAGATGAACCTAGTGATACGGGGTTTTCAATAATTCCATGTTGGCTCATAAAAAATGGTGGTGAGTTAAATGAGGAATTTGGAGAGTCTGATATAGAAGATTTAAAGGATATTCAGAATAATTACAATAGAACCGTTTCTGATTATAGAGATGCTCTTAGATTTGAAATGTTTGGGGCTGAAGCAGTAATTGATGGAAATCAAGATGATGTAAATAACTTTGTTATTGCACCAGGAGCACTTCATGCAGTTAAAACAGACCAACAAGCAGCAGCACAAGGAAAGCAAGCAGTAGTTCAAAGAATAGAGTACAGTTTTAGTTCAAGTGGTGCAGTGAATAATTATCTTGATAGATCAATGCAAGATATGAATTTTGTTTTGGATATGCCTAGTATAAAAGATATGAATAACATACCTTCTGCTAAAGCTATGAAATATCTTTACAATGATCTTATTGCTAGGTGTGAAGAAAAATGGAGTGACTGGCAACCTGTTTTTGAAGAATTAATCCATTTTATAATTAATGCTGCAAAGTATTGTTATAGTGATTTTAAAGAAGAATGGAAATCATTAGAGTATACGATACTATTTGAACGTAATTACCCTATACCAAGTGATGAAGAGGATAAAAAGAAAATAGGAATGGATGAAGTTGCTTATGGAGTAAGAAGTAAAAAATCTTATATAAAAGAGTTTACAGATGAAGAAGATTCAGAAGAATCATATAAGGAAATTTTAGAAGAGAAGTCACTTGAAGCTGGCATTGAAATGGGTGAATTAAGTCCAGGTAATAAAACTAATGCTAAGAATAATCCTGATGAAGATGATGAGGATGAAGAAAAAGAAGATGATCTAAATGAGTGATAGTACAGTTTTATATAAAAAGTTAATGGAAGAAGCTCAAAAGAAGAAACTTAAGCTAAATTCTGATAGTATAAGGCAATTAACCAAGTTGTATCAAAGCACACTAGAATCTGTTATAAGAAAGGCCGGTAGTGCTAGAGGTGGTTTCACTAAAACATGGTTAAAAGATTATGAAAAGTTTCTTAGGATTAAAATGAATGAGTTAAACGAGCAATTAGTAAGATTAACAAAAGATACAATTAAAACTTCGTCACAAATAGCATCTAGTGTAGAGGGGGACTTTTTAACTCATATAGATAATAAGTATGATTTAGATATTCCAAGAGAATTAATTGATTTTGCTTATAGTATTAATAATGATGCAATCTTAAACATAATCAATGGTGGATTTTACAGGGATAATAAAAGCTTATCAGACCGGATATGGGGATATGGTGATAAAAACATATCAGATATACAATACATCTTAAATAAAGGAATGATGGAACAAAAATCATATTTAGAGATTGTAAAAGATTTAGAGAAATATGTTAATCCTACTGCTAAAAAGGATTTTAATTGGAAGAGAGTATATCCAGGAGTCAATAAAAATGTTGATTATAATGCTCAAAGGCTTTTAAGAACTTCTATGAATCATTCATTTTTCAATAGTAATATTTCTAATTGGAATGAAAATCCTTATGTTGAAGCTATACATTGGGAATTATCATCTCAGCATTATGCCAGACAGATAAAAGCATTTGGTCCTGATGTATGTGATGATTACACTAATCAAGATGATTATGGCTTGGGGCAAGGTAATTTTCCAAAAGATAGAGTACCAATACCACACCCACAATGTCTTTGTTATCAATACGCTGTAATACCTAAATCTTTAGATGAGGTAGGTAGGGAGCTTAGACAATGGTTAAATGGGGGTAGTAATTCATCATTGGATGATTGGTACAGTAATTATAAAAAGGTGGGGTAAAGTATGAATAACAATAAACCGAGGGTAACTAATATAAATGTAGTGTGTGATAAATGTAAACATGAATTTAAAGTTAAACCTAATAGAATTAAAACTAAATATATAACTGATGATGTAGAGAAGATGTACTTTAAATGTCCTAAGTGCAAAGAAGAATACATTGTTGGATATAGAGATAGTGAAGTAAGAGACAACATTGAACGTATAGTAACTATTGTGGATGATATTAATCAGAATAGGAGTAAATACTCTATTAAAGAAATCGAAAGCCTGCAGAAGGAATATGGAGAGCTTAAGGATAGGAATATGGAATTAAGTAATAGGTATAAAGCTTTATTTAAATAATAAGGCTTATTTTTATGCTTAAAAGTAAAGTTATGGAGGGGTAACAATGAATATACCTAATAAAGTTAGAATTGGGAGTATGGACTATACAGTGAAATCAGGAGGGAATGTATTATTAAAAGGTAATACACAATGCTATGGACACATAGACTTTGATAATCATATTATTGAGTTAGATAATACATTACAGGATGAACAAGGATTAGAGCAGACATTTTTACATGAGGTAGTCCACGGAATAATAAGAGAAAGAAGTTTAAATTTAGAAACCTCAGATGAAGAGGGAATAGTAGATGAAATTGCATCAGGACTACACCAGGTAATTAGAGATAATCCAGAGATATTTACTAACGGGGGGATTAAAAATGAAACCAATTGAAACAGAACATACTAATTCGATTCTCAAAGCTCCACCAGGTCAAGAGAATGAAGTTATGGATTTACCTATAACCAGATTAAACTTTGATGATGGTACAAGAGGTGTAGAGAGTTGCTGGAAATTATCAAAAGAGGAATTAGATGAGGTTATGAGAACTGGAAAAGTATATTTTACATGTATGGGTGATACTCATCCACCGATATTATTAACTACAAAATCATTATTAGATTAATAAAGTCTTAGGAATAAGGGGTAGATATAAGATGGATATAAAGAGTAATAGGGATGGTTCGAAATGGATTGAAATAACAAAAGCGTTATTTTTATGGAGAACGAATCCTAAAGCTAGGTCACAGTTTATAGCATGGAAAGCACCAGGTATTAAAAAACTCTATGCATTGCAAAATTGTAGATTTAGAATACACAAAGGAGCGAATTTTGAGCCTTGGAGCATTAAAAATTTAAGGGTATTTATTAGGCTACCATTTTTCTATTGGGATAAACATAATAGTGGTTGGGAGTTTGGATTACCTAATTTATATTTATGGTGGCACGTAGCAAGAACTCATTAAGCTTTAGAAATAAGGCTTTTTATTTTCGCCTTTTTTAGTTGTTAAGTAGGCGGTAAAGAACTTAAGAACAACTCTATTCGTGGTTCACTTGCACGGTAAAAAGTGAAATTAGAGATTAAGTAGGAGGAATACACATTATGCCAAACTTAAAAGAAATTATTGGAGAAGAATTATATAAGCAAATACCTGAGGACACTAAGAAAAAGTATAAAGATGCTAATTTAGAAGATGTATCAAATGGTGCTTATGTTACAAAAGAAAGATTTAACCAGGTAAATACAGAAGCTAAAGACTATAAGCAACAAGTATCTGAAAGAGATAAGCAAATTACTAGTTTGAAAGATGAATTTAAAGATGCAACAGGATTAAAAGAAAAGGTAGAGAAGCTTGAAGCTGATAATAAGAAGAAAGATGATGATTACCAATCTCAACTTAAACAGTTGCAATTTGATAATGCATTAAATCAAGCACTGAAGGATACCAATCCTAAGAATGTAAAGGCATTAAAAGCAATGCTTGAATTAGACAAAGTAAAACTTGATGGTGATACCTTACTAGGGTTAGATGACCAAATAAAGTCAATTAAAAAAGAACATGACTATTTGTTTGAAAAAGAGATAAAAGGAACAGGTAGTTTTGTAACTGGTGGCACAGGTGATGGAACAGACCCAGCACCAGTAAATTTTGCAACTAACTTAGGTAAACAAAAAGCTGAACAATCAAAAGCAAAAGGGATTACTGATTTTATTAAATAAGAAATAATAGGAGGAATTGTTTATGAAACAAAGTTCATATCAAATAGGAGTAGCTCAAAAGGATATTAGAGCATTAGCAGGAGACCATTATGTAAATGTACCTATAAAGGTTACAAAAACAAATGTTACTGCAAGTTTAGTCAATGGAGTGTTGGAAGCTGGCACATTAATTACTGCAGGCGGAAAAACAGTAACATCAACTAGCAGTACTACTGACGTTTATGGAATTGTATTTGCAGATGTAGACTTTAATAATTCTAAAGGAACAGAAGTAGTTCCAGTAATGATACATGGTTTTGTTAATACTGCTAAGATAAAGCTAAATTCTACAACAGAAGTTGCAGCAGTAGAAAAAGCTAAGTTAAACATGATCGCATTTTTATAATTATAAGATAATATAGGAGGAATAGCACATGGAATTAAAAGATTTTATAAACAGTGCTAATATAGCATTATACATGAAGGAATTACCGCAGGAAGAAAGCATAGATAAAGCTTTATTCCCTGTAAAAAAACAGATGGGAACAGAAATTGAGTTAGCTAAAGGAGCTAAAAAGAAAGCGGTAGCATTAAGAATGTCACAATTAGATGTAGCTGCTAAAGTTAGAGCATTAAATGCTACTTTAAGTGTAGAAAAAAGAGAATTACCATTTTTCAAAGAAGCTATAGGAATTAATGAAACTACTAGAAGAGATTTAGTTAATGCTGCTAATTCTAACAACCAAAACTTAGTTGAAGCTCTTACTAAACAAGTTTTTGAGAACTATGAAAACTTAGTTGAGGGTGCTAATATACAAGCAAAGAGAATGAGAGCATCTCTAATCCAAAATGGTGAGATAAACATAACTACTGATGATGGTGATATCGTAGTAGATTATGGAGTTCCATCTAATCACAAAGTTACAGTTCTAAGTTCAGATATGTGGAATGTCCCAACAGCAGATATAATTGGAGATATAAAGAAATATCAAAAGGCAATTACAGATGATCATTACACAAAACCTACCATACTTTTATTAACTGAATCTACATTTGATGCTACATTCTTAGTGAATACTGCAATAATTAATCACTTAAAAGGTGGAGAAAGCACTAAGAATATGATTTTATCACAAGCAGATTTTATTAATTTTGCTAAAGAGAGACTAGGAATATCTGTAGTATTCTTAGAAGAAACTACTTATATACCAGCAGAAGGTGCAGAAGAACAACCTTACTATGAGAATGGTAAGATAACTCTTATGAGTGGTACCACATTAGGTAATACTGTGTATGGTGCAACACCTGAGGAGTGGGATAAGCTTTATGGTGGAGGTAAATTAGATACTTCACTTGTTAACAATGCCATTGCAATAACTGTTATGGTAAAGGAAGATCCAGTATCTGTAGACACTAAAGTTTCACAAATGGTACTTCCTAGCTTTGAAAGAGCTGACGAAGTATTCTTTGCTACAGTTTATACAGTATAGAGGGAGAGAGAAATCTCTTCTTCTTTTATTTTATTTTTGAAAGGTAGGTAATTATAAATTATGGCTAGTAAAAACATAAAAGTAAAAGCATTGATAAATGTACAATATAATAAAAAAATATACAAAGTTAACTCAGTGATAAAAATGAAAGAAACTGACTATGTAAAATTGAATGATAAAGGAATAGTTGAACTATTAGATGATGAAGTGGACGAAGAACCAGGTACAGAAAATCCTAGAGAAGAATAGGTGGTAAAGTGGATAATTTAGAATTATTAAAAATATTATTGCAAGAAAAAAAGTACCCTTATTTTGATGATGCAGAATTACAGGTACTTTTAGAGTCTAATGATAATGATGTTTATCTAACCGCTTCAAAATTAGCCTTAATGAAAGCAAATGGTGATAAAAGTATAAAAGTAGGACCAATAACAATAGAAGGACCAGGTGCAGAGTATTGGATTAATTTATCTAACCAGTATACTGAAACTTCAAAAAGTAATAATAGTTCTATTGTATTGAGCGGATATAAAACTACAATGGCAAGGTGTGATGGTCAATGAGCATAAATAAGCAATATTTAAGAACCAAAGTAGCTGAAGCTATTAAGCAAATGCCTTATGACGTAGTTATTTACAGAGAAAAATTAAATGCTTACAAAGAGCCTGAAGGATATATTAAAGTAACTGAATTAGTAGGTATGCTTTATAAGGATTCTGATAGAAATATTCAAATCAATTTAAGTGATAAAGGAGAAGTTAATACACCTATAAATAAGAAGTTCTTAGTAGATTACAATGATAAATCTATATTAGTTCAGGAAGGGGATTTCTTATTTTGGGGAAATAAATGTTGGGAGATAATTTCACTTGGAGAAGAGTTTGAAATTTACTTTGAAATGGTGGTAGAAGAACATGAGTGGTTTGAAGTTTGATATTAGTTGCATAACAAAAGGTTTAGTAGAGTTTGATGCTAAGGCTAAGGCAGTATCTAAGATTTATGCAGAAACTGCTGGAGAAAAAATGGTCGGGTACGCAAAACCAAATGCACCATGGACAGATAGAACAGGTAACTCTAGGCAGACAATAGATAAAAATATAGTTACAGGGGCAAATACAACTCAAATACAACTTAGAGGTAATACGCCACATTTTAAGTATTTAGAATTAGCACATGAAAAGAAACATGCAATACTATGGCCAACAATTCAAAGACATTCTGCGGAAATTCTTAAAGGATGGGCAAAACTTATATGGAAGTGATTAAATGTTAATCAAATTATATGATTTTTTATACAGTAAAGATGTTAATGTTTATTTCATAGGTCAGCATAGTGGTACATGTGAAAAAAACTATGTAGTAATTAAAGATGGTGGTATATCGAGTTTGAACGGTAAGGCTGGAGATAAATATCTAGACCTTATTTTTTTTATACCTCAAAATAGATTCACTTCTATTGAAACATATAGAAAAACTATTATGAGTTATGTTAAGGAGTTTGGGAAATTAAGATATACAGGTAATGAAACATCAATAGTTACGGATGATGAAAAGAAAGCATTAACATTTTCTATAACTTATAAGATTCAAATGAAATTGGAGGGATAATTATTATGGCAGGAACACAATTAGAAGATAAGGTAATTTGTAATATAGAGTTAGTAGAAATAATAACCGGTGAAGAAGTGCCTAAAACATATTATTTTGATACTGCAGATGAAGCAGTTTATTCACCAGATATATCTGAAGGAAATGAGGATATAAAAAGAATTAAAAATAGGATAGTAGCAGTTAATAAAACTGAGGATATCCAATATGGTTCATCTATAACACTTAAAGATACATGTTTCCAACCAGAAGTACTAGCAATAGTAGATGGAGGAACAATAAAAGGTACTACCGGAAGTGTAACAGGATATTCAGCGCCTAAGAATGGTGAAGTTGTAAAAAGAATACCATTTACTTTGAATTTATATACTGCTGAAAAAGGTACAGAGGGAGAAGTAATTATTTATGCTAAATTCTCTTATCCAAGCTGCAAGGGTACACCAGCTAAGTTCTCATTTAAGGATGGAGAATATATGACACCTGAATATACTATAGTTTCAAGACCAGGTAAAGGGAAAGCACCGTACGACATAGATTTTGTTGAAGCATTACCAAACACTACAACTACACCGTAAAAGAGAGGATGATTTAAATGGAATTAACAAGTTTAGATAAATTAAAAGAAATTTCTAAAGGTCAAATAGTTAAATTAACAGGGTTTGATGAAGAGCCATTTGTAGCTAGGTTGAAAAGACCTAGCTTTTTAAATATGGTTAGCAATGGAACAATCCCAAATGAATTATTAAATGCAGCTTATATAGTTTTTAATGGTGCAAAAACAAGCAAAGATGTAGTTTCTATGAAAGAAGCTAATGAGCTTTATAGATTAGTTGCTAAATCTGCGCTAGCTGAGCCTACACTTGAACAGTTAGAAGAAATAGGACTTGAGTTAACAGATGAACAATTAATAGAGATATTTAACTTTACTCAACTGGGGGTAAAAGCACTTAGATCCTTTCGTGATGAGCAAGAACGTACTAAGAGTAATAAGAGTAAGTAAAAAATATAATCAAAGACCTAGCGAGGTAGTGGGAATCAAAGATGATACTTACCTCGCTTTCTGTTTTGATGAAGCATGTGAGTATATTATGTCACATAAAAAAGTTAGATATGACACTAAAGGCAAAGGTGAAGAATATTGGGAGCCAAACCCTAAATGGATAGATGAAGTAAAAGAAAAGAAAACCAACAACATGGATTTAATAAAAGATATGAAATCTAATTTAGAAAAATATAAGCAAGGGGGTAAATAATTAGTGAGTGTGAACATAGGTAGTGCAGTCGGATATTTAACCCTTGATAGAAGTCCTTTTACTGCTGGATTAATGAGTGCTGGAAGGGATTTAGATACTTTTCTTAATAGAACTAAAAGTGGAAATGAGAGAATACAAGCTTTAGGCAGTACAATGACTACTGTAGGTAGTACAGTTACTAAAACATTTACCGTACCATTGTTAGGAGTTGGAGCAGCTGCTACTATGACTGCTGCTAACTTTCAAGAAGGGATGTCTAAAGTACAAGCAATAAGTGGTGCAACTGCTAGTGACATGGAATTACTAAGTTCTAAAGCTAAAGAGATGGGAGCTAAGACTAAATTTAGTGCAAATGAAGCAAGTGAAGCTTTAAGTTATATGGCCATGGCAGGATGGAAAACTACTGATATGTTAGATGGCTTAGAAGGAATAATGGATTTAGCTGCTGCTAGTGGAGAAGATTTAGGATTAGTAAGTGATATAGTTACAGATGCTTTAACTGCATTTGGACTTCAAGCTAAAGATAGTGCACATTTTGCAGATGTATTAGCTATGGCAAGTAATGCATCTAACACTAGTGTAAGTATGTTAGGAGAGTCATTTAAATATTTTGGGCCAGTAGCAGGTGCAATGAAATATTCAATTGAAGATACAGCTATAGCTATGGGTATAATGGCCAATAGTGGAGTTAAAGCTAGTCAAGCGGGTACTGCATTAAGAGCGGCTTTAGCATCACTATTAAAACCAAGTGACCCAGTATTTTCAGCTATGGAAAAGTATAATATATCTCTAACCAGAGCAGATGGAAGTACTAAATCTTTGAATGAAGTAATGTTAATGTTGAGAGAAAATTTAGGAGGGTTAGATGAAGCTGAAAAAGCAGCTGCAGCATCCACTTTATTTGGAACAGAAGCTATGTCTGGTATGCTAGCTATAGTAAATGCTAGTGAGGGAGACTATAATAAATTAGCTCAATCTATAAATAATGCTGAAGGAACTACTAAATCTATGGCAGCTACAATGCAAGATAATTTAAAAGGCTCTATAACTAAAATAAAAAGTGCATTAGAAGGAGCTGCAATAAGCGTAGGTGAAAGGTTAATACCTATGATTGGTAATCTTGCAGATAAGGTACAAGATGTAGTTGATTGGTTTAATAGCCTTGATGATGCTACAAAAGATAATATAGTAAGACAAGGATTATTTGTTGCAGCAGCAGGTCCGACACTTATGATTTTAGGAAAATTAACTAGTGGGATAGGAAAAGGTGTTTTTACTGTAGGTAAATTAACCAGTGGCATAATTAAAATGAGCACAGCTACAGGAAAAGCAAATCTTATTGCATCATTGACTGCAAAAGGTGGTATTGGACAACTAGCCGCATCTTTCATAGGGTTAAATCCAGTAACAATAGCAGTAGGAGCTGGAATAGTAGCCTTGGGAGCTGGAATGTATGTTTCTAAGAAAAATTCAGATTTACTTAACAAGTCAATTTTATACACTACTGATGAAATGAGTGGACTAGAAAGAACTTTAAGTAAAATGAATGGTACCCAAGCTAAAAGTAAAGAAGAATTAATAGAAATGGGACTAATATATAGAGATTTTTCTGAAAATATAAGTCCGGAATTTCAGGAGCAAGTTAAAAAATCAGCTAAAGAATTGAATGATTTTTCTTTATTTTTAGGTGAAATAAATATAGATAAAGCAATAACAGAAGACGAAAGTGCTGAATTTAATAATAAGGTAGGTTCTATGTGCGATAGAGCAATAGAAACAATAAAATCTAAGCAAGATGAGAGTACAACTGCGCTAATGGAGGTTTTTGCTAGTGACACTGTATTAGATAAATCTGAAAAAATTGTATTATCATATTATCAAAGGACTGCAGAAGTTAGTGTAAAAGAAGTTACAACTTTAGAAAATGAAATTTATAACATAAAAGCTAAAGCATTAGAAGAAAAGAGAGAATTAAATGAAGCTGAAATAGTAGATATACAAACTAAGCTAGATAGAATAAGCCAATTAGAGTTAGAAGCACTAGGTTCTAATCAGGAAGAAATTGCGTATGCTAAAAATGAATTTATTGCTAGAGTGAATTCTATAGATTTACAAGGTGCTTCAGACTTAATGAAAGAGAAAGGCAAACTTAGAGATGAAGAAGTAATTCAGATAAGAGCTCACTATGATGCTAAAATTGATCTATTAAAAGCTGATTTAAACGATATGAGTGAGACTGAAAGAAAGGCAGCTTTAGAGACTATTACTAATATGGAAACTGAAAGAGATAAAAAAATTGCAATAGAACAGGGCTTGTATGATGAATTTTTAAGAATTATAGGTGAAAAGAATCCAGAAATATTAGAACAAATAAATCGTTACAATGGTGAAATACTAGCAGAAGGAGATAAGAAGTGCAGAGATCAACTTAATGCAGAATTAGCAAAGTATGATGAATTAAATAAAATAACAGAAGATGGGCTTTATAGCGTGTATAATAATACTACAAAAACATTGGATCATATTCAGGTCAAGACTGATGCAACAACAGGAGAAATCATTGCAATGGGAAAAGTTGTAAGTGATGAATATGGAACTCGAGTAACTGAAATTACCGGTTATTCAGATGAATATATAAAAAAGCTACAAGAAGAAAGTTCACAAGCATATTTCACTCGTAATGCAATAAGGGAAGCTTTAGCAGACCAATCTAAAATAACTTATGATTGGAAAAGTAATACTATGAGTTATTGTGGTTCTGTTATAGGTAAATTTCAAGATGTAACTGAAGAGATTGATGGAACTAAGACAGGAATTATAGATTTAAACGGAACTCCTGTAAAAATTATTGTAGATAAAAATGGTGCTATTAAAAATATCAATGATATTCAGAACACTATTAATAATGTACAGGGAAAGACTGTTTATCTTACTGTTAAAGAACAGAGATGGAATGCTAGTGCAAGTAGTGGTATTGATTATGCAACAGGTACTACAAATGCTTTAAGTGGTTATAAGTGGGTAGGAGAACATGGACCGGAGCTTGTTAGGTTAGAAGGTGGAGAAAGAATATACAATACTGTGGAAAGTCAAAGAATTGCAAACTCTATGAATGATGCTCCTGAAAATAAAAATAGTTATATAAATATAGCCATAGATAAAATGAATAGAATAAGTGAAAAACTAAATGATCTATTAAGTACAGAATCGACAATAGAAATGAGAAATTCTATAGAACTTGATGGTAAGGAAGTCGGTGCTGCTATAACACCAATAGTAAGTAATAAGTTCGCAATAGCGAGTATGAAGGGGAGGAAAAGATAATTAGAATAAATGATAAAACTATATATGAATTTGGTGGGGAGTTACTTGAAAAGAAGGTAACTCCTTCATCTTTTTATAAAGAAATATCACATGATACACCTTCTTATAAACCGATACTGTTAACTACGCAGTTCTTAAGTGGCATGATAGAAGTAGATGTTATAGTGAAAGGTACAACGGAAGAAGAAACAAATATATTATGTAGTAACCTAGTTAAAGAAATAAGTGATAGTTATATAAGATTTATAGGTGAGAATATGGTATATAAGTGTCTTTTAGATAAGTTTGCAGGAAGCGAAGTACTCTTTGATATTTTAGAACAAAAATATTCAATGGGTATTTATATAGTATTAACATATACAGAATCTTATATGGATCAGATTACCGAAACCATGAACCGAATAACTACTAAAACAATAAATGTACCAGGCAACGAAGAGACCCCAGCTATAGTAGAAATAACACCTTCTGTAACCATAGCAGATATAGTTTTAACTGGATTAAGTGATGAACCTATGACTATTAGAATTTTAACAGGGGGTAAAAAAGTAATCATAGATGGTGAAGAAGGTACCGTAACAGTGGATGGAGTTAATAAGTTTAATGACACTGATATGTGGGAGTTCCCAAGACTTAAACCAGGAGCAAATACTATTACAGTTAGTAGAAACAATGTAGATATAAATATTAAATATAAACCAAGATTTATTTAAGAAAGGATGATTTTTTATGTTAAAAACAAATAAAAGTATTACACTAACAGGATATAGCATTATAGAAGATAAACAAGTAGCATACATGAATGCAACTATAAGTACTAATGGAGGAAATGTTGGGAGTGTAACAAGGAGCATACAAAACCAAGAATTGTATAATGCTAATAAAGTTGAAGTAAGAGCTGATATGGATGCATTTGACAAGCAACTCTATGCAATAGAAGATGAATTAGTAGGAGGTACTCTATAATGAAGCTTAGCAATGAAAGAATAGTAAATGATGCAAATGTACTAGGGGCAATATCACAGAAGAATTTACCTATAAAAGTTTCTTATGCTATAGCTAAGAATATAGCAAAGATTGAAGCTGAAATTAAAGTCTACAATAAAGAAAGACAAAAGCTTATAGAAAAGTACTCTGTGAAAGATGAAGAGGGTAAACCATTAATAGAAGATAATAGCATTAAAATTGCATCAGAACATGTTGAAGATTGGAATAGAGATATTAAGGAACTCTTAGCAATAGAGAATGAAGTGGATATTCATAAATTCCATATAGATGAACTTATAAATTCTAAGTGTGATATGAGTCCAGCAGAGCTAATGTTAATAGATTATATGATAGAGGAATAAAAGTACCTCTATTAGATGGGAGGTGCTAAAATATTGTTACAATTATATGATTTAAACAAGGTAAAAATAAAAGGCTTAAGGTTATATAAAGACATGAATATAGAAAGTGTATTGTCCAGTGGAGATAAGACACTTTCTTTTTTATATCCTTCCAGGCTATCCAAGGACATTAAAGAGGAATGTTATATAAGAACTAAAAAAGATGAGTTTGTAGTAAAAGAAATCTCCACTAATGGAGAATGGAACTCTATAAAAGCAACTCTTAATGTAGAGAATCTAGAGGGCCAGGCATGGGAGCATTTTGACACTACAGAGAAAACTATTAGTGAATGTTTAACTCTTGCAGTAGCTGGAACTGGATGGACAGTGCAAGTGAATGGAGTTACTAAAAGAAGGACTATAAGAAAGACTAACTGTAGTACATGGGATATTATCCAACAGGCTAAGAAAACTTATCTTGTAGAAATAGAATTTGATACCATTAATAAAATAGTAAAAGTTGCTGAAAAACTTGGTAGTGATAAGGGAGTCTACTTCATGGATTCTCTTAATCTTAGAAAACTAGATGTACAATCTAACTCTTATGATTTCTACACTCGACTTGTGGCCATAGGAAAAGATGATCTCAAAGTTACAGTAGAAAATTATCAGTATTCTTCTAAAAAGAAAACTTTTATATGGAAAGATGAAAGGTACACAGATATTAATTCTCTTACAGAAGATGCAACTAAAAAATTAGATGAAATATCTAAGCCATATAAAGCATACGGAGCTGACATAATAGACCTAGCAAACACATCTAATAAGTACAGTATCTTAAGCTATGGACTAGGAGATACAATTGCTCTTATATCTAAAGATAAAGGTATTAAAGAAAAGCAAAGAATAGTTAAAATTACAGAGTATCCGGAAGAGCCACACCGAAACTCTTGTGAAATAGCTAACTCTATCCTAAGTTTTGCAGACGTACAGAAAGAGTATAACGACACCATGGACACAGTGAGTAATATTACTGAGGACAATGGGACTGTATCCGAAGGAGCAATAAGAACTGCAGTAGAGCATTTAACAGTTAATAAATTAGATGTAGGCTCTCTTAATGCAGTTGAAATAAGAGTAGGTAATCTTGAAGCTACAAGTGCTACCATAACACAATTAAAGGCAGTTAATGCAAGCATAGTTAATCTCCAAGCTAATAAGGCTAACATAACAGATTTAACTGCTAGTGTAGGAAGGATAGAGATATTAGAAAGTAGTGTAGGAGATATACAGACCCTTGTTAATGGAAACCTTACATCTAACAATATCCAATCATTAATACTAAGTTCGGATAAAGTCACAGTAGTAAATGGTTTTATAAAAAATGCCATGATTGAGAATTTGGATGTATCTAAAATAAATGCCGGAGATATATCTGTAAATAAGTTCCGAATAAAAAGTGATAGTGGAAATCTTCTAATATTCGATAACACTATACAGATTAAGGATAGTACAAGGGTTAGGGTTCAGATAGGAAAAGATGCTAGTTCTGACTACAACATGTATGTATGGGATAGTTCCGGAAAGTTAATGTTTGATGCCACAGGACTAAAAGCAGATGGAATAAAGAATAAAATCATTCGTGATGATATGGTAAGTGATAATGCCAATATAAGTGGAGATAAGCTTAATATATCTAGCGTAGTAACAAGTATTAATAATGGAGCTACAACTATTAATAGTAGCAAAGTACTTTTAGATGGTACTGCACAAACTTTAAATGTTGCTTTCAATACTCTTACAACTAAGGTGGATAGTGCTCCTCCTAGTATAACTACAGAGAGCTCTATAACCAAGCTGGATGATGCTATAGATGGAATGTTGAAGATTAATAGTATTAAGGGGAATACTTTACAAAATGTTTTACCTAAAGTGGAATTTTTGGATATTGTTAAAACTTATAGTACAACTAGCATTGATAATGTTGCTTTAGTGTATAATCCTATATCAGTTTATACAATTAAGCCAAGTACTGAATATACTTTAATTTTTAAAGTTAATTACACAAATTGTACATTAAGTTATTTTTATTTGGCTATGAATTATTATAATACTTCAAATGTAAGTAGAGGAGTGTACTATCATAGTCTATCAACAAATAGTAGCGGTGAATTATTTAAAATTAAAATAACAACACCGTCTGATATAAGAAATTTAAGTAGTGTATTCTTAGGTGGTAAAGAAGGTTCTGTTGATATAAAAACTGGTGGTTATTACATGGTTCTCGAAGGTGACTGGACCAATAAAGAAGTTACTTATTTTGAAGGTATAAGAAGTGTCTCAGAAAATGGAGAGACTTCGGAAGTTATAAGTAAAGGCGAGAACTTATTAGATATAAATAAAATAAAAGATTCTGGTAAGACAACATCAGATGTTGTAGGTGACACTGTAACAGTATCTTCATTTGAAGCATATGCGTGGCTAAGAAGCTCTGTAGAGTGCAAAGTAAAGCCTAATACAGATTATTATTGTGATTTTGAAATTTCAGATACAACTAACGGGTTTGTAAATATAAATACACCTTTAGGATTTTTAAAAGATTTAGGTATAAAAGGTGGGACTTTTAACTCCGGAAATAACTCTAAGATAATCATAGGTCTCTATGCAACTACAACTACTGCTAAAATTAATAATGTTACTTACTCTAATTTAAGATTAACCGAAGGAAATACGTCTAAACCTTATGAACCTTATAAGGAGCACAGACAACTTATAACATTAACTAACCCATTAAGGGGTTTACCTAATGGTGTGAGAGATACTATTGATTTTGAACGAGGCATGGTAGTTAGGAATGTAGGAAAAGTAGTATTTGATGGTAGTGAAAGTTGGTCTATAGCAACTAGTGATCCAAATAATCATATCTATACAAAAGTGCTAAAATGTAAAGCAGGACACAATCAATACCTTATATGCGATAAATGTAGTAATAGTCGTGTAAGTTGGCCTTTAGCCCCACCTAATACTGTTTGTACATCCAGTAGTAGTGACGGTCAAATAGGTTTTAACTTTTTAATTGGCACCTACACAATAGCAACATGGAAAGCCGAGTTACAAGCTAATCCAGTTACAGTTTACTTCCCATTAGCAATACCTATAGAAGAACCAATTAATGTAGAGCAGTACATGAAGCAATTCAAAGACGGACATTTCTTAACTGAGGGTAGTCTAATAAATCCAACTATAGAATTAGAGTACTCTACAAGTCTTGCAAGTGCATTGTCTACAATGAAAGAAGTTACAGAGAGCAATACTACAGCATTAAATATTCAACAAGGTCAAATATCTACTTTAATAAGCAATACGACAATAGTTAAGGATGGACAGACCATACAGTTAAAAGATGCTTATAACTCTACAGTTGCTACAGTAAACTCTATCAATAGTGTAATTAGTGAACACACTAGTACTATAAATAACTTAACTGGTCAAGTTACTGGTGTAGAAACAAAGACTAATGAAGTAAGAAGAGATTTAGATGGAACTATAGAAATTGTATCTAAGACAAAAGTTACTGCAGAGAGTGCATTATTTACGGCTACAGAAGCAAAGCAAACTGCAGATGGATTTACACAAAGAGTATCTAATATAGAACAAACAGCATTAACCATAGATGGCAAAGTAACTTCTCTTAGCACAAGAATGAATACTGCAGAACAGCAAATTACTGATACCGCAATTGTATCTACGGTTCGAAGTTCTACTTATTATAAAAATGATTTAGGAGCAAAGGTTTCAACTAATGCCATTATTTCTAGTATTAATCAAACTGCTGAATCTATAAAAATAAGTGCTAGTAAAATAAATCTTACTGGATATGTTACCATGACTAACCTAAGCACAGCTGGGCAAACGACTATTGACGGAGGAAACATCAAAACAAGTACAATATCCTTAGAACGTTTGAAATCTGCAACTAACAATCCTATTATAAAAATGTTTGGAGAATGCAGCATAGATGCAACTGCAAATAACGAATTAGGCGTAGGAACTGCAATTCGTTTAAAGTGGAATGAAAACACTTATATTCGTATAGCTGCAGATGTAACAGACATATATCAAAACGGTGTTGCTAGGTTTAGATTTTATCCTAATTACTTGGATTGCAAACCGCCAAGCATTTACTTTGCAGACCAGTGCAAAATAGATGCTAGTGCTGGTACGTTTAGATTTTATATTTCTAAAAGTGTAGATACAGGAATAAGAATATCTCCGGATGGTACTATTAGTTTTATGATTGCCGGAACACCTAGACATGTATTTAACACAAACGGAACGAAAGCTGGAGGAACTATAGTTGTAGATGGAACTACACTTGGAATGTCTCCAATAGATAGTCCAAAGGTATTATTAGAAGATGTATTATTTGATATAGATATACAAGAAGAAGGAACTACAGTATCTTTAGACAGTACATTTCTTAAGACTATATCTACTTATTCAGTGTTCTGTAGTAATCCTAGTGTTAATATAGTTTCTAAAGATAAAACTAGTTTTACAGTAAGAGGATATACCGGAAAAGTTGATTTTAGAGTGATAGGCTACAGAATAGGATACGAAGAACAATATTATCAAGTTGTTGGTTAAGAGATTAGAGATTAGAGAAATCTAGTCTCTTTTATTTTTAAAAAATTAATTTATGAAAGAAGGAAAGAAAATGGAGAAAAGTATAAAAATTAAGAGTGCAGAACAATTTACGATTTTTAACAATGATGAAGGGAAAACAGTATCTGCCGTAGTAGAGGAAAAGGAATATATAGCAAAATTATATAAACCAACACAAGAATATTTTGCAAAAGATAAAGAGAATAGAGAGTTCTTAGTAGGTGAAATAGATATAGATGGGAATTTAATTTTAGAAACAGGATTTCAACTTATAAAGCGATAAATTGAAATAGGAAGGTGTAATATGAATGATGAATTAATAAAGCATAAATTAGAAGTACATGAGAAGAGAATTAATAATCATAGTGAGCGTATTGATGAACTTGAAAGAGGAAGAGCTGCTACAGATGTTAAAATGGATAATCTCTGTGAAAAGCTTGAAGCACAGACAAAGAGTATAAATTGGTTAATAGGACTTATGGCAACTAGTTTGTTAGGGTTCTTTTTTTATGCAATTCAAAGAAATATTTTTAAATAAGAAGAGGAGATAATTATGGATTTAATGACTTTTGTACCAGAACATTTACTTATTTTAATTGTAGCTACTTATGTAGTAGGAGTGTTCTTAAAGAAAATTGAGAATTTCCAAGACAGGTATATAACTATAGCTTTAATGGTATTTTGTATTACATTTGCTATACTGCTAACTTTAGTAAATGCAGAATACAAAAGAATGTTTGATGCTATAGTAAATGCTATTTTACAAGGTATCCTATGTTGGGGTGTTAGTGTAGGAATTAACCAGACCTATAAACAAATTAATAAGCAAGAGTAGTTTACAGAGTGGGAGCAATCTCACTCTTCTATTTTATCTAAATTTAAGGAGGAATGTTTTATGAAAATAGGATTAAGATATGGACACTCTATTAATTGTAGAGGTGCTAGAGGAAAAATCGATGAAGTAGATAGTTGTAGTATTCTTTATGGTAAGATTAAAGATTTACTAGAAGCACAAGGCCATACAGTTATAGATTGTAATAGCAATGCTAATAATGTAAATTCAGAATTAAGTGAAGGTACTAATAAAGCAAATAATACGAAAGTAGATATATACATTACCATACACATGAACTCATTTAATGGTAAAGCAAAAGGTGTTGAGTGTTGGGTGTATGATACTAATAGTAAAACTGCAATAACTATAGGAAATAAAATATGTGCTAATATATCGAAACTAGGCACTCCAAATAGAGGGGTTAAATACAGTACAGGTTATCATGATTTAAATGCCAGTAGTATGGAATCTATAATAGTAGAAAGTTTATTCTGTGATAATAGTCAAGATGCCGAATTATTTAATAAGAAAACTGATGAAGTAGCAAGGGCTATTGCCAATGGAATTGATAGTAGAGTGGGTTTAAATATATCTAAGCCACAAAAACCAATTATTAAGGAGGAATATGATATGAAAAAGATAGTAACTTATTTAGGAGATGCAGATCTATTTGCTGCAGTAATGGTGGCTCAAAAATTAGGATGTCCATTAATGCGAGTTAATGATTTTAAAGCTAGTGGATTAAAAGTAGAACAAGTAATTCAGATAGGTGGAAATGCGAATGATACTAACAGATTTTCAACAATGAAAAATGCAGCTAATAAGTATTTATAGGAGATTTAAAAGGGTAGTGAGGTAAAACTTGCTACCCATATTTTTTATGCCGATTTTGTTAAAAATATGGACAAGTTGTAAATATATGATAAGATGAAATAGAGGATAATTTAATACTCATCATGTAGTAATTAATATTGAAATGTAAATTTTATATTTTTAGAGGTGTAATATGGATTTTGATAGAAATATTGAGCATTTAGTTAATGCTATTGAAAGAGCTAGAGAAGAAAATATAAAAGTAAATTTGCTGGTTGGTGCAGGATGCTCAGTTAGTGCGGGAATACCACTCGCTGATGAAATAGTAAATGACTTAGAAGAAAGATATGAGGATGAAATTAAATGCATTGAGATAAAAAACTATGGAGATTGTATGAGTAAACTTACACCGGTAGAAAGACGTAGGTTAATAAATAGTTATGTAAGTAACGCTAAAATAAATTGGGCTCATATAGGAATTGCAAATTTAGTGAAAAAAGGATATATAGACAGGGTATTAACTACAAATTTTGATAATATTATTCCTAAGGCATGCTCTTTAGTAGGAGAGTACCCTGGAATTTATGATTTAGCAATGTGCAAAGAATTTAGGTCAGATTTAATAAGTGAAAAGGCCATATTATATTTACATGGACAACATACCGGTTTTGTATTGTGTAATACAAAATCCGAAATAAAAGCTCAAAAGAGGAGATTAAGACCAATATTAAAAAACTTCAAAGAAAAGAGCATGTGGATAATTATTGGATATAGTTGTCAGAATGATGCTGTATGGGAAATATTAAGAGAAGAGAAGAGCTTTGATAATAGATTGTATTTAGTAGGATATAATGAAAATGATCCAAATGAAAATATGAAAAAAATATTAGGTGAAGATAAGTATTCGTTTTATATTAGAGGATATGATGCGGATAGTTTTTTTATAGCACTTATGAAAAAATTAGATGAATTTCCACCTAAAATAATAGAGAAACCGTTTTCTTATTTAGAGGAAACATTAAATGAAATTACACCATATAGTGATAATGAGTCATATTTTAAAGATGATGTGCATATAATAACAAAAGATATATTAAATGATGCTATAAGAGAATTTGAAGAGGATAAAGTAAAAATGGCTAAGTTTTATTATCAAATAAATATGCATAATAAGTTTACAGAAAAAATAAAAGAAATTGAAAATGACAACTCAAATAAGGAACTAATCAAAAAATTAAGTAAGGCTATTAAGGAAGTGGATTCTCAATTTATTGATAAAATAGAAAAGTTTTTAAATGATGGTTATTGTATAGATGATGATAATATATTAGAAAAGTTAGAAGAGGCAGATATAGTTATAAGTTTAAATGCAGATAACAGCAAGTGCTATGAATTGAGAAAGAAAATAGACTCCATGTATGATTGCATTGATGAGAAAAGATTTGATTCAAATAATATAATAAATAGATGTGATTTATTGATATATTTATACGAATATAATAAAACAGAAAAGGTTTTTTTAGAGAAAGCAGAAAAAATTTGTATTAAAAATAATGAAATATTTAGAAACAAGTATGCTTATGAAGTGCAGTTATGTCAAATTTACATTAGTTTTATAGATTGGTTTACTATAAATAAAGAAACTGAAAAACAGAAAATTTATATAGATAAGGTATTAGTCATACTAGATTCAATAGAGAAGTTAGCGTATGATAATGAAAACATGATTGTAAATTTAGCAACACTATATATAAAGCTTATCAATTATGTTAATGAAAAGGACAAGGAAAATTATTTTAATAAAATTAATCTTTTATTTGAAAGTGCATATAAAATTAATAACAATCCTAATACTATATCTGTATGGGGACGGAGATTAAATGATATAAGATTTGATGAATCATCAGAATTGGAGAAGAAGCGAATATTAATTTCATTTGAGAAGCTAAAAAGCTCAATAGAAACTCAAAATGATAATGCTGATTATAATTTTATTATTTGGGTTGAAGTAATTATGCAAATTATATCTTTCAAAAGTACAGATGATTATTTAAAGTATATAGATATGTTTTTAGATACTACAATTTCGAATCTAAATAAATTTAAAGTTGTTAGTTGTGAAGATATATTTAATACAATTGCATATAGGTTAATTAAAATTAATGAATTTAGAATGTCCAGAAAAATATTGGATGAAGGATTAAATATAAATGGATTAGATCCATATTTAATTGCGACATTAGGATATTGGTACTATACTAATAATGATATAGATGAATACGAAGCTGAAGAAAAGGGTAAGTATAATTATGAAAAAGCTATAGACTTAGTAGAAGATGATAATGTAAGAGAAGCTTTTAGACTAAAATATAGGTTTGAGTATGGAAAGTTTATGATAACTAGAGAAAAAGATGTAGAAGAAGGTAAAAAAATTGTAATGGATATATTTAATGAAAAAGAGACTGAATTGAATAAGCAAGTGCTTTGGGAAGTTGAGTCTTTTATAATAGATAAAGGTTATATAAAAGAAATAGAGGAATGTAATAATATACATATAAAAGAAATAGCGGATAATGCAAGAGAAGAATTAGTTGCTAGTGAAAAAATATAAGTATATAATATATGTAAGGGGGAATGATGTTATGGATAAACAATTTATGAATAATAATGTTAAGCCTAATATAACTAGAAGTTTAAAAAATTTATTGCTAGAAAATGACAAGCTAATAAAGGTACAAAAGGTTAAGAAAAATGAACGTATAGCATCTAATAGATCTGTATAATAAGCAGTAATATAAAAAATCTATTTTAGTATTATATTAAATAAAGGCTAGTAGGGAATAAAATCCTTATTAGCCTGTTTTTGTATAAAATTACAAATGGAAAGTTTCATTAATAATAAATAAAAAATATTGAAGTAAGTTGGCAGAACACTAGTAAAATCAATGCTTGACACGCTTTAAAGAGTTTGGTAGTATATGCATATGAAATGATATTAAGTTATTTCTAAAATTGAATATAAAGGAGGTCTAGTTATGATACCAGGTAGAAAACCCTATGTTATAGCGAAGATGGCATTGAGATTATCAATGATGATCGCGATAAATAGCATTGCAACAGTAGTGTTATTGATATTTATTATGTCAAAGATATAATAAATATATTACAGAAGGGACTCAATTATATCCGCTGGTGGGAACGATAAACCATTCTTCCACCTTTGGTGGATATAAGATATCATAACAAATAAAACTACAGATATTATAAAAAATATTAAAATAAGTCTGTAGTACCTCCTTTAAGATAGGTGAATGGATAGATTTTCATATGAAAGTTTATCCATTCTTTTTTAATGATCAAGAAAGATGTTGATAATACTAAGGTTATAGCTGTAACAGGATATTAACTAGAATATGAAAAATATAATTAATCTATAAATAAAAATTAAAAATATTAAAAGGTAGAAAGCAATACAATATTACTTTCTACCTTATTTTTCTTTTGTATAAGCATTTATTATCTAGGGGAAATAAAAAAGGTTTGAATGGTTTATCACGCATGTATTCTTTATTGATAAAGAACGTAGCACAATTAACATCAATGGAATATGGTATAGTATAAACTACTATATTTTGTGAACTAGATAATAGTATAAAATCCTTCTAAACAAGAAGAATTATGATTATATTTTAAATAATTGGATATCATGGGAACAAAATAACAGCATTATTCATAACGTAGTTATATAGTCTCCTTTAAAGTAGTATGAGATTGTTATGTACGTCATAATAATATTAGCAAAAGATAAAAAGCAGTAATTAGTAAAGGGGAATTACTGCTTTTATTTATGTCACTAAATATTTATGCAAGATATAAATTAACAGTATTGAGTTTTTGAAATCAGTGTAAGTACTTAAACTTAAAAGGAAGTAGTTGTTAATCATGGGAATTAGTTATTCCAATAACTATTAATTTATATTATAAGTTAGTATTGGTAAATGTAAATATGAATATTCAAAAACTGTTAAATTTAATATAGGAAACATTCTTAATAAATTTAATAGTATATAGCATAGGTCCTCATCTAGATTAGAAGATTAGCAATACAATTAGATACAATATAGAAAAAGAGCTACGGTATATTTATATATACTGTAGCTCTCTTTCTACTGAATAGAATATAAGTCTAGGTTGAATTAAATAATGGAAATACAGACTGTTAATCTTCATTATATACATTAAATGTAATAATATCAACAATTAGTTATATAAAAATAAGTAGCAATGAGATTTATCTTATTGCTACTATTTTTTACTTATATCAGAATATTATTTAAGATAGATGTAGCTAAATTATAAACAAAATTATAATAGTTAAACATATTTTATGATAATTTTTAGAAAAACATATAAAAAAAGGTTGACACTTTATACTATCCGTAGTATAATTAAAGTATAGAAAGGAGGTAGTAAGGTGCTGAAAGACATATTAGAAATAGTGGTTTTAACACTAACAATAGTAAAACTTCTAAAAGAATTGAAACCAAAGAAAAAAAGGCAAAAGAAAAAGCGCCCCCACCAAAGGAAACGCTAAGCAAAGGACAGAGGGAAATGCAACTTCCCTCTTCCATCCTTATATATATATTATACCAGCACCTTAGAAAAATATGAAGAACAAAATTAATTTTAGTATCGACATAATTGTATTAATAATAACAGCCATATGGATTTCAGACTTAAGTTTCTCCGATTTAACCACTCTGCAGTATATTGGGTTAGCATTAGCTGTAGTAATGGTAATATTGATGATTATTAAATTTATTAAGAAAGGTGAATAAATATGGATAATAAAACATCAGCACAAACCGAAGCTAATAAGAAATGGCAGCAAAAAAACAAAGAATACTCTAATTATTTGAAAAGTAGAAGTACATCTAGAAGCTTTATAAAAAATAAAGCTTCACTAGAGGATTTAGAAGAACTAGAAAAATTAATAGATGAAAGAAAAGAACAGTTAGAGAGCCTAGAGTAAATCTAGGCTTTTTTATATTATTATAAACATTAATACTAACACCATAAAGAAAGATAATATTCCAAGTATAGATCCTAAAGTTAAAATTATTTTAGTTATAGATTTCATTATTTCCATGTACTCACCTCGTTTGAAAATATTGACAAGTTGTGAATATATTATACAATGTAAATATAATAGAAAAGCATGGGGGTTATTTAATGAAGAAAATATTTAGTTTATTATTATGTGGAATAATGATATTAGGGTTAGTTGGGTGTGGGGATAATGATATGAGCTCAGAAAAAAAGCAATTAATAAAGCAATTTGAAGAGGGTGTTGAAGATTATAAAACCGCATTGGAATATTTAAAAAAAGATGATCATGAGAATAAAGGCAAATATTTAGATTTAGCTTTTGAAAAATTTAATGATATACTCAATATAACTAATGATGGTGATTTAACAGTACTTGATACTGGTTCAGAAAACTATAAATATTATTATGAACACTACTATTCAGGTAAACTTACAGAGATATATTCAAGCAATACAGATTTATATTTGGCTGATTACTATATGAGTTATGAACAACTTTTAAAAGAATGGAACAAAAATATAGATAATATGAATAATATTATTAAGGAATACAAAGAGACGAACAATAATGAAGCTTCAAAATAGTTGACTAGGGAAACCTAGTCTTTTTTTATTTGAAGGAAATTTATGGGATATGTAGAATAGTATATTGTAGGGGTGGTGTTATGGAAGTTAAAAATAAACTTAAAGAGATACGTATGCGAGAGTATATGATGGATTCAGGAGAGTTTGCTAAATTTTTAGGAGTTCCAAGAAGTACATATTCACAATGGGAAACTGGAAATAATAATCCTACATTAAATAAGGCTTTTGAAATTGCTGAAAAGTTAGAAAGAAAATTAGTGGATATATGGTATTCAGAGTAATATCATATATCCTTATTTTTTACAGATAAAATTCTAAAAAAATAAAATAAATTCTAAAATATAGGAAACATTTTTAAAAAACAAGCATATAAATATATTAAGAAGTTAGAAAAACTTAGAAATATTTATAAGGAGATTAATATGATTCTAGGAATTGATGTAGGAAATTATAGTGTAAAAGTTAATCCAAACATTAACGTAAAAAGTTTAGTGAGTACAGAAGAAAACATTTTAGGATCAGGTATAGTTCTAGAATATGATAATAAAAAGTTTGTTATAGGTGAGGGGAGCTTTGAAACTGAACTAAATAAGAGTAGCAAGGAGAACTTTCTACCAATGTTATACACAGGCATTGCATTAGCAAGTGAAGACGTATTTAATCAAGTTGTTTGTGGATTGCCAATTAACCAATACAAGGCGAATAAAGATGCACTTGAGAGAATGGTTAATGAAAACAAGATGAAAACAGTAAAACTAAATGGCAAGTCTAGAGAAATAGTAATTTCTGAGTTTAAAGTTTATCCAGAAGGAATAGGAGCTTATTACAGTTTATCTACTAATGAAGATGTAATTATAGTTGATATAGGTGGAAGAACTACCGATATAGCTTATATATGTGATAAAAAGCACCACACGAGCTCTACTGTAACAGTAGGAACACTTAATATATATAAATCTATATGCGATAGGTTAAACGGGGAGCATAGCTTAGATTTGGACTTACAAATGGTAGATAGAATTATCCAAAGGGCTTCATTGAAAGTGGATAATAAAGAAGTTGATTTAAGATTTATAACGGAAATTCTTAAAGAAAATTTTATGAAGATTAAACAGGATTTAGATTTCAAGTTCCCAGCTAGAACTGAAAGGATAATATTAGTTGGTGGTGGAGCTAAGTTGTTTAGCAGGGCATTTGCTAAAAGATATTCTAATTTTGGAATAGCAGATAATCCTTTATATGCTAATACTATTGGATTTAAAAAGGTAGGTGAAAGTTTATGGCAATAAAACCAATAACCATAAGTTTTAAAAATAATGCAGAAGATAAAGAATTGAATTTATGGATAAATAGCCATAGCAATTACAGTGGATTCATAAAAGACTTATTAAGAAAGGCTATGAATGAGGAGAGAAAAGAAGGTGGAGAAGTTATGAAAAGGCAGGTTGAATCTAGCAATTTGATAGATTTAGGGGATTTTTAAATAAAAAATAGCCTAAATCCAAATGGGTAGACTTAGGCTAGGAAGCTTAAGCATGCACTCCAGCGGCTACGCTACGCTTTCGCTTCATACTTCAGCGTATGCTATAAATTTTGAAATGATAACTATTTTAGCTCCAAATATTCAAAGTTTACAAAATGTTAAAAATTAGAAAATAACTGCAGCACAAACAACCGCATAACAAATTAGGTAACCACATGTAATTGCAAATGGAATAGTCATATAAAACACCTCCGATAAAATTTATTAAGTATTAATATCATTAACAAGATTCAATTAATTATTCAGGAGGATCTATTTATGTTAAATAAAAAAAGGGTTTATTCGGTTCAAGAATTTATTCAATACTTGGATGAAAAAAATATTAAAAAAGCAGATAAACAAGTAGGGATATTTTTAAAAGATAGAAAAATTAATCCTATTTTAGTTGCGGTAACAGGAAGTTTGTTCCACTATAGTATAGCGTTAGCGGATGCATCTTCAGCTGCAGGGAAAATTAGTGTTGCTGGTAATACCATATTTGGTATATGTAAAGAAGCTGCATTCTGGATATGTTTGATTATGTGTGCTATAGAAATAGTCAAAGCATTGATGAATGGGGATACGAAGAGTGTTAGTAAAGTTATAGCAAAATATATAGTAGCATATGGAGCTATATATCTTTTACCATGGTCATTCAATCTTATAAAAGATATATTTGGTTAGGAGGTATGAACTATGATTAGTTACACTATTTCTGAATTTTTAGCAGTACTTGAACCAGTGGATAAACTTTCTTATATGGATGCAATAAAAAATATAGGGACTTTTTTCAGTTATCTTTTACACCCAAGTAAAATATTGTTATTGTTATGGAATTGGACATTTGAATTATCATATTTTATATGCTTACTTATTGCTTTATATGGCTTTTTTATGGTGATGACTGGGGATAAAAGTAAAAGAAAATATTTAAGTGGCTCTATAATAACTTATTTTTTTATTAATATTATTAACTATATAATTATGGGGTGAGTACATGAAAATGAAATCATTGAAACTAAGTGATTATTTTGAAATAAAAAAACCTACGTATACTTATTTTAAACTTACACCAGATAGTTCTATAAGAAACTATAATAGCAGTGCTATAGCTAAATCTATATCGCTTATGTATAAAAACATATTCCAACACATAAAAAATGAAAATAAAAGAATAATATTTGAGACTAATTTTAAGGTTTCATATTTTATAAATATAACTAAAAAAGAAGTTACATTTTACTTCATAGTACCAAACTTTTATAAAGATTTAATTAAAGAAAAAATACGTAACACTTGGAAACGAATAACTATAGATGAAGTAGATGTTATCGAGGAATTTAAAGGTGATTCAATAAAATATCAACTATATTATAAAAAAGAGGATGCATTATCTTTAGCGGTAGATAAAAAGAATAATGATCCATTAAATTCTTTATTAAATGTAATAGAAATAATTAAGGAAGATGAAAGAATAGGAATATTTTATAATTTCATTCCAACATTTCAAGGTGATTGGAGAGGTAGCTATAAGAAAACTATATCCAAATTAGAGAGTGGTAAACCAGTTGAAAGAGATATTACTGGTTCAACTATAATTAGGAATATAGTTAGTTTTATATCAGATATATTTAAGGAAGCATTAGGTGTTATATTAGGAAATGAAGCAAAAGAAAATTCTAATTTAAGTTTCCTAGAAGCTGCAATGGGTATAGTAAAGAACTTTAATTTATCTAATGCTACAGAGAAGAAAAAGAATGCATTAATATTAAAGGGTCAGATAATAGTGGAAAGTGAATCAAAAGATAGAGTTAGAGCAGCTACAAATGCTATTACAGTATGCCAAAGTTTTAAGGCTATAGAAGAAGATAATGAGCTTAAATATAAAGAGATTAAAAATAAAAGGAAGAATGTATGGTATACTACAGACTTTAAAATTAAAGGTGTAGAAGAAAGTAAATTTTCAATAGATGAATGTAGTAATTTCATTCAGTTACCAGGTAGAGAACTACAAGATAGATTTGGAGGAATTAAAAAAATTAATACGCTTGAAACTGAAGTACCAAATGAACTTCAACAAGGTACAAAATGTATAGGGAATAATACTTATAAGGGAAATGTGACAAAAACTTATTTAACTACAGATAAAGATTATAAGAATTTAGCATTAGTACCTATAGGACCTACAAGGAGCGGCAAAACTACACTATTAGGAAATCTTGCAGCAGATAGTGTTAAATGTGGGGAATGTGTAATAGTTTTAGATTATATAGAGAATTGTGGATTGAGTGAAGATATTAAGGCTGTGATACCCAAAGAGAATGTTTTTGAAGTTAATTTGTATGATACGAACAATTTACAAGGGCTTGGATATAATGAAGCTATAGTTGATACAGATGATGTATTTAGACAATATGAGAGTGCTAAAAAACAAGCATCACAAGTGCTTGCACTTATTAATAGTATTAATATCAGTAATAGTGAATTTACTCCAAGAATGGAGCGGTATTTAACAAGTGCTTGTCTAATATCTTTTATACAAAAGAAGTCACTTAGAGATGTAATAAAATTATTGCAGGAATGGCAGTTTAGAGAAGATATAATAAATACCATACCTAAGAACCAAAATGATAATTTGGAAGAATATATAGGGTATCTTAAAGAGTTGGACGAATGGTCAAAGGCTACTAAAGATAATCCTTCTGAAAAAATAGGGACTAAAACAAGTTTGATAAGTGGAGTAGTGGATAGGTTTAATAAATTAAAATCTAATACTTATATGGAACTTATGCTTAAAAAAGATATTACGGATAATTTTAATCTTCTTGAAGAGATGGAGAAAAATCAAGTTATATTTATTAAGATGCCTGAAATTATGTTTGGCACTGCAGAAGAAAGAGATATAATGACAACTTATTGGTTGACTAAAATTTGGATGGCAGCTCAAGCGAGAGCTTGGAAAATTACTTATAGATACAAAAGGAAAACAGTTACAGTAATTTGTGATGAAATAGCACAATTAAAATCAGCAGAAGAATATATTGGTAATAGATTAGATCAAACAGCAAAGTTTGGAATTAAATTTGTACTAAGTACTATGTATATTAATCAATTAAAAATTAGAGAAAAACTTAAGACTGCTAATACTAGTTATATGTTTATATCCGGTAGTGATAAATCTAATTTTAAAGAATTGAAAGATGAATTTGAACATAGTGGATATACTTTAGAAGATATGTTGAATCTAAAAAGATATCATTCATTGAATTACATTAAGCATTCAGAAGGATATTGGGCTGGCATTACAGAATTACCTAAACCTAATTAATATACAGCAATATTAGGAGCCAAGTACATGCATGGCTTTACAATGTAAATAGAATAGAGCCAGCGGTAAGAAGACACATTGAAAAAATGGGAATAAAAGTTAGATTTGTAAGCCGTGTAGTAGATGTAAATATGGAAGGGATTAATATAAAGGGAATTTATCTTAGTAATGGTGAATATATAGAAGCAGATGCCTTTGTAGAAACTACTGGTTCTACAGGACCTATGGGAAATTGCTTACGCTATGGAAATGGTTGTTCTATGTGTATTTTAAGATGCCCAGCCTTTGGACCAAGAGTAAGTATTAGTTATAGAGCAGGTATAGAAGATATAAAAGGTGAAAGACAGGAAGATGTATTTGGTGCTTTCAGTGGATCATGCAAGTTGGAGAAGGATAGCTTATCAGAGAAAATAGTAAAACAGTTAGATGAAACAGGAGTAGTAGTATTAAAGGTTCCACCAGAAGATATAAATACGGATAAGTTAAAGCAAAAGGTTTGTCAACAATATGCACTAAAGGAATTTGCGGAAAATATAGTACTTTTAGATACTGGTCATGCTAAGTTAATGACTTCTTATTATCCCTTAGATAAACTTAGAAAAATTGAAGGTCTTGAAGAGGCAAAATTTGTAGATCCATATGCAGGTGGTAAAGGAAACTCCATTAGATATTTATCAGTTGCACCAAGAAGTAATCAGATGAAAGTTGTAGGACTTGATAATTTATTCTGTGCTGGAGAAAAAAGTGGGCTTTTTGTAGGACATACAGAAGCTATAACAACTGGTTCATTAGCAGGACATAATGCTGTTAGAAATGAGCTTGGAATGCCACTTTTAACCCTTCCAAGAAATTTAGCTACTGGAGACATTATAGCTTATGCTAATGAAAAGGTTCAAACTACAGAAGGTAGAAGAAATAGATATACCTTTGCAGGAGCCGAGTACTTTAAGAGAATGAAGGATAATGAACTTTATATTTTAGAGTCAGAAGAAATTCAAAAAAAGGTGAGGAAGTTGGAGTTAGATAATATTTTTAATCAAAAATTAGTATAGAATACATCAAATTTAGAATATAAATCTATTTAACAGTAACCATCAAGATATATGATTTAGTATATCCTGATGGTTTTATTGATGAATTTTCAATAATTTATTTATATAAAAATTTATGTTTTAAAAATTTTATATCTATATTTTCGCATTTAGCAATAGTGTTTATAGATAAACCTTCGTAATTAAGTATTATTGACTTATCAATCAACAGCTCAGCTGCAAATTGATCAGCTTGCATTTCATATTTACCTTTAACTTGAGTAGTTTTACTTTCTAAAAAAAGTATATTTAGATTACTATGCAATATAGCGTGGCCAAGTTCATGAGCACAAGTAAATAACATATCGATTTCACTTAATCTAATATTTAAGTGAATTATTTTATTTTTTGGAGCATATTGATAAAATCCATGAATAGACCCTAAATCTTCGTACATAACATTTATTCCAAGAGCATCACATAATTCTCGAGGATCATTAGTTTTATATTTTTTTACTAAGTTATTTACTAAATTTGAAATTTCCAAAATTATATTCCCCCCCAAAAACATCATCAAATTTTACGAAATAAAGTTTGAAATTATTTTTTATATTTTTTAGGGGTATATTTTATCTTATTCATTTTCTTAGCATACTCAATTCCATTTTGAATAGCAGATTTTAATAATTCCCAGTCTTCATCATTAATAGGATTACCGGAAAGCATAAGTCCTTCTTGATTTTCTAAAGACTCCAAGGTACTGTTAAAAATTTTCTCAATATCTTTTTTATCTTTGGGATTTAATTCTAAATCATCAAAAGTTGATTTTTTAGGTGATGATATATCACTTCTACCAAGTAAGTAGTCTACAGATACGGAAAAAAAATCGGCAATTCTTTGAAGCAATTCATTTTCTGGTATTGCTTTATCATTCTCATATTTAGAAATTGAGCTATTATCTATTAAAAGAATATCTGCTAATGATTTTTGTGTTAATCCATGTTTTTTTCGAAGTTCTTTTAACCTAATACCCAGTGTATTCATATATTTACACCTCCTATAATTATATTATAACCATATTTGAAGTAAAATCAATATAAGTTGAAATAAAATCAAAAAAAATTCAATATGACTTGACAATTTGAATTTAATTCAATAAAATCAAAATATGAATATTGAATTAAATTCAAATATGGGGGTTGTATAAGAAATGAAGTATATTTAGAGAAATAACTCAATAATAGTAAATCACGTTATAATTAGAGTGCAGGCTGAAATATGTCTTTAACAAATGAAATATTATATTGAATTTAAATCAATATAATATTTCAACAACAAATAATAAAAATTGAATTAAATTCAAGGGGGATCGGTATGAATATGAATAAAAAAATTGAAACTATGCTTTATAACTTTAATCAAACGAAAGCAGAAATTAAAAATATAAAACTAGATATAGAGTTATTAGAAAATGAATATGATGACGGAATTGGTGTAAATTACGTGGAGAAGACAGGAAAAACTAATAAAATTACTTCAACAGTGGAAAACATGATAATAAGAAAAGAGGCTCAAATTAACAGATTAAATTATGCTATAAAAGTTAAAGAAGCTGAAATAAAAAAGATTGAAAATGCTCTAGAAATTCTTACAGATAGAGAAAGAAGTATTATTGAAATGAGATATTTTCAGAAGGAAAGTAATAGAAATATTTCAGCAAAGCTTTATATTACAGAAGAATATGTATCAGCAATAAAGTCAAAAGCTATTAAATCTCTTGCAAATATATTCTTTATAAATTCTTTATAAATTCCTTTTAAACTCTCTTTATATAATCGGGTTAAAGCGGTGCTAGAATAATATCATCGCAGTGGTGATAAGTTATTAAAAGTTGAGTCTTAAGATAATAAATTAGTTTTAAATTTTAAAATAAGAATAATAAAGTTTAGATTACTAATTTATCACTATGAGTTATGGTTAAAAAGTTTTATTAACAAATAAGAAATGGAGCTAAAGGAAAGGGGTGATAACAATGCGGTGACTTTCATATTAAGATTTATAAATTCTTTGAAATACATTAGGATAATTCAAAAAGAAAGAATAGCCTCTAATTTAAAGTAAATAAAAATATATATTTAAATTTTATTAGCTAAATAGGATCTAGATAAACCATTTCAATTTTAAAAACTAGTAACCAAAGTCTTAAACTGTGACAATGATTTTAATAAATAGCTAATAGATATTAAAAATATATAAATCAGTAGAGGAGGTAGAAATGAATATAGTAGAAAGTATCAAAGAATATATAGGAACCTGTCCTTATCTAGCAAATATTAATGATGGTATTAATATTAATTACTTAGGTGAAAATACAGTATCCTATATGATAGAAGAACTTCCTAGAGAACAAATTTTAAAAAAGTATATTGATGGAACTAGTCTTAGACAATACTGTTTCATGTTTGTCAGTAGGGAAGTATGCGGACAAGATGTAGTACAAAATATAGCTAATAGTAAATTCTATGAAAACTTTGCTAAGTGGCTAGAACTTCAATCAGAGCTTAATAATCTACCAGTACTAGATAGGGGGAGAGTGGCACAAAAAATAGAAGCATTAACAAGTGGTTATGTTTTCGAAAAAAATCTAGATAAAGCACAATATAAAATAGAATGTAGATTGGTATATTACCAAGAAGGAGGAAAAAATAATGAGTAGAGAATCAATACAAAGACATCAAATAGCAGATTATATAAATATAGGTGGATCAACAGGTGTAGAAAAATATGAATTAATGGGAGCTGGATTTAATACATTAGATGAAAATCCAGCAGCTCAACTTGATACTAAAGTTTATATTAACGATAAATCATCGTCAACTACAATTAAGTCATACCAAACACAATTCCCATTCACATCAGATTTAATTAAAAGTGAAGGGGCAGTAATGGCATTATACAATGTTGGAAGAAATCATCTTACAGGTGCAGATGCACAATTTGACTATGTTAAAGTTGAACTATTTCAACCAATAGAAGGAAGTGAGAATACTTATAAGGCTAGAAAATTTATAGTAAGTTGTGAAGTTGCTGGATTAGCTGGAGCAGGCGGAGAAACTATTGTGGTATCAGGAAACTTAAATGCAGTAGGAGATTTTATAGAAGGTACATTCAATACTGCAACAAAAACATTTACTGCAATTTAGTAGGAGGAATATTTAATGAATATTAATGGAATTGAGCTAGAATTAGATATATTTGATGCCGATGTTGCAGAAAAATATGATAAAGCAATAAAAAAAGTAATGAATATAGAAGAAGAAACAAAGGGTATGTCAATTGGAGAAGGGATAAGAACTCAGTGCAAAGCCATCTTTAAAGTTTTTGATGAACTTTTTGGACAAGGTACTCATGAAAGAGTATTTGGAGATAAAGTTAACTTACTTGAATGTTTAAAGGCTTTTGAGGCTCTAATAACAGGCATAAATGAGAAAAATAAAGAAATTGAACTCATTGCTAATAAGTATTCTTCTAATAGAATTCAAAGACGTTCTAAAAAATAATGAATATTTTAATTGATATTTTACCTCGAAAAGTTGAAATAGATAATAGAGAGTATAAGATTAATTACGATTTTCGTACATCCATTTTGTTTGAGATAATGATTCAGGATGATGAGCTTGATGATAAAGAAAAAATATATAATGCTCTTCTTCTATATTATCCAGTAATACCAGATAATTTAGAAGAAGCAATTAAACAAATTCTTTGGTTTTATAGAGGTGGAAAAGATATTAATGAAGGAAGTAGTGGAGTATCTATGGGCAAGAGTACAAGAGCATATAGCTTTGAATATGACGATGACTATATTTACTCCGCTTTTCTAACCCAATATGGCATAGACCTTCAGGATATAGAAGATTTACATTGGTGGAAATTTAAAGCCATGTTTAGAGCTTTAAAGGAAAACAATGAAATAGTTAAGATTATGGGATATAGATCTATGACTATAAATACCAATATGAGCAAAGAACAAAAGGATTTTTATAGTAATATGAAGAGAATTTATGCTATTCCAATGAGTAAATCTAAAAAACAAAAGGTAACAGAAATTGAAAATGCTCTTATGGAAAATGGAGACTTAAGGGGAATACTTTGATTTTAGTATTCTAACTATAAAAACTAATAAAAAGTGCTTATAAAACTAGGCACTTTTTATTAGTAAAGGTAGGTGATTTGCATAGTAAAAGTAAAATGTCCATTTTGTAATAAATTATTAATTAAAGCTGATTACATCAAAGGAGAAATAAAATGTAGTAGATGTAAGAGGTTAATAAATATAGAAATAAAAAAGCCAGAGCTTAGAGCCACACCATAGAGTAGTGAGCCATAGCCTGCTTTATAAAAGGCAGGTGATATTATGTCAAATACAAGTATAAATGAAGAGATAAATTTAACATTAAAAAGTATATTAGAAAATTTAGAATCACAAGGTGAAGAAGCTAAAGAGAAAAGTACAAAAATCATTTCTAAATTAGTTACTGGAGCAGGAAAAGAAATAATTAAGGCTAACTCCGTTGCTATGGGTAAAATTGGACAAGGGTTAAACAAAGGGTTTTCTAAGATAAATTTCTTTGAGTCTATAGCGAAAACTTTTGAAGAAAAAGTAGGAGGGCTTTCAGAAAAAGTAAGAAGAACTTTTAATACACTAAAAACTGATATTAAGCTTTGTACAATATTAGTAACAGATGTAATGAAAGAAACAAAGTGGTTTAAAATGGCATCTTCAACTATAGATAGTGCTAAAAAGGCTTTTGAAAGAATAGGCTCTGAAGTAGGAATATCAGGAAAAGGAGCTTTTCTAAAGATTGCTACTGGGGTCGGTAAAGAAGGAGCAAGTGCGCTTATAAATATATCATCTAAAGTTGGAAAGGTAGCATCAACGGCTTTTAGTGGTACTATTAAAGCTATTGGAAAAGTTGGATCTTATGGAATAAAGGCTGGAGAACAGTTTGCACAAGGAGTATCTAAAATAGCTGATTTTAGTCAAAATGCAGGGAAAGAAATAGAAGACTTAAATGTATCAGCAGCAACTATGGAAGATGGATTAGGCCGTGAAGTTACTATATTTAAAAGCTCACTTATGAGTCTTGGAAAAGATATGGGTGATAGCATAGATGGCCCATTAAAAGAAATAACAGCTTCAGCAACAGGGATGATTGGACAGCTATCTTCAGCATTCCAAGAAGGTGGATTTGAAGGACTTGCAGGTAGTGTTGGAGATGTATTTACTCAAGCAATTACAGGCGTAGCTGACAAGGCTCCTGAATTTATGAATATTGCAGTTTTGATTATAGAATCATTAATAGCTGGATTCCAAGAAAATATGCCGTTAATAGCAGAATCATCAATACAGATAATAATGCAGCTAGCTGAGGGTATTATTACCATATTACCTAGTATATTTGAGCTAGGAATTACTTTAATATCTGAATTGTTATTAGGATTAGTAGAAGCTATTCCACAGTTAATAACTTTAGCACAAGAATCTATTATAAGTATTATGACATTGATAACGGAAAATTTGCCATTAATTATGGAAAGTGGATTTCAAATTGTTTTAGCACTTATAAATGGAATATCTGAAATGTTGCCAGAGTTAATACCGCTAGTAATACAAGCCATAACAACTATTATTACATCTATAGGAGAAAATTTACCACTTATACTTCAGAGTGGTATAGATATTCTTGTGGCACTTATTAATGGAATAGCAGCAATGTTGCCAGAGTTAATTCCAATGGCTGTACAAGCTTTGTTAAATATAGTAGATACCCTCATAGTAAATCTTCCACAAGTTATAGATGCAGCTATTAAAATAATAATGGCTTTAATACAAGGAATAATTGGAGCATTACCACAATTAATTATGGAAATACCAAAGATAATAAATGGAATAGTATTAGCAGTCATAAATAATTTGCCAGCAATTATAAGTGCGGCAATTCAAATAATAATGGCTTTAATACAAGGACTAATTATAGCAATTCCTACGTTAATAGGTAATATACCCACTATAATAGCTGCAATTATAGGAGCTTTTGCTAAAGCTGATTGGAAACAAATTGGTACAAACTGTTTGGAGGGCTTAAAAAATGGTCTTATAGCAGGGGTTAGTGCAGTAGTTGATACAGTAAGAAATGTAGCCAGTAGTATAGCAAATGGATTTAAAGACTTTTTTGGAATCCATTCACCATCTACTCTATTTAGAGATATGATAGGTAAAAACCTTGTTAAAGGTATCGGTTTAGGTATTGATATAGAAACTCCAAATCTTGAAAAAGAAATAGGTGGTAATCTAGAGGATCTAACAAGAAAAATGAGAGCTACAATTGATTTTGAAACTACTAAGGTTTCTGGCAATATGGCAATGAACTCTAGTTATAGAGCTGCTATGGAAACTCCATATTCCATAGTAAATAATAATGATAACGGTGTAAATGAAATTATTAATATATACCAACCAGTAAAATCACCATCTGAAGTTGCAAGAGCAATAAAAATACAAAGAAAGGAGCTTGCATTTGGATAAGTATATAGATATTAAATTAGAATGTAATGGCAAGATTTTAGAGATTGGCAAGGATAAATTATACAAATTAATAAATATAGAAGGAATCTCTAGCTCAGAATATAGTGTAGATATTGTAAATAATGCACAATTTGATGGTGGGACTGTTAAAAGTAAAAGAGTAGAATCAAGACTTATAACTATTACAGCAGAATATCCATCAACAGAAGATACAGAAACTAGAAGACAAAACCTAATTAGATTTTTTAATCCTTATTTAACTGGAAAGTTATATGTAAACTACTCTGGAATTAAGAGGGTAATTAATTATGAGGTAGCAGGATTTAAAGATAGTAGAGAGAATTTATATGATCCACTTAAATTTATTATTAATCTGATATGTCCTAATCCATTTTTTAAAGATGAGAGAGAGTTTAGTAAAAATATGGCTGGTAAAATTAATAGTATTACTGTACCTTTCACTATTCCGGCAAGTGGTATGATTATGTCGGCTAAAGTATTGAGACAAGAGGCTACAATAATTAATAATGGAGATAAAGATACAGGGCTGATTATCTCATTTATAGCAAAGGGTGAGGTGAGCAACCCAAAGATAGAAAACTTAACTACAGGAAAATTTTTAAGGATAGTAGTGGACTTGATGCCTGGTGATATTCTCACAATTAATACGAATAAAGGGAATAAGATGATAGAACTAAATGGGAAAAATATTTCTCAAAAAATGGATCGTTCTAGCTCTTTTATTGACATGCAGGTAGGAGAAAATATATTAAAATATAGTGCTGATAAAGGATATACAAATCTTAATGTTTATCCAAAGTGGACAGCTGAATTCTTTGGGGTGTAGGACATGATAGAACTAATTATACTAAATAACAAATTTCAACCAATAGGATTTATAGATGAGTTCACATCTCTTATATGGACTAGAAGATATTACAATGTTGGGGAGTATGAGTTATATATAGATTCAAAATATTTTCAGTTATTAAGAAAGGGAGGATATATTTATAGTTCTAGCTTCAGAGAAGTTGGAATTATAGAAACTTATTCTTATATAAAGGAAGATAGTCAATGTACTATTAAAGGTAGATTTATAGAGGCTTTACTTAGTTATAGAGTTATAGATAAAATACAAAATCTGAATGGAACAGCTGAAAATATTGTTAGAAATCTTGTAAACAACTTTGCAATTGTTAATAAACCTATAAATAAACTTCAATTAGGTAATGCGAATGGACTAGGTGCAAGTATTGCATTACAAGTTGAATATGAAAATCTATGCGAAAAAATATATGATATTGTAGCTACTCAGGATTTATCTATAAGAGTTAAATACAATTATGAAGAGGATAAAATGTATTTTGAAGTGTGGCAAGGAATAGATAGAACGGAAAATCAAAGTTCAAATTCAATTGTTGTATTTAGTGATGAATATGAGAACATTTCTACGTCTACCTATGAGTGTAATCATAAAGAATATAAAAACTTTGCTTATGTAGTTGGTGAAGGAGAGGAAGGTATTAAAGTAATTATTGCTATAGATTTAACCAATGGTAATGAGCGTAGAGAGATTTTCCTTGAAGTCAGAGATAAACAAGATGAATTGACACTAGAGGAGTATAAAAAAGTATTATATCAAAAGGGAATTGAAAAACTATATGATTATGGAGTTGTTGAAAATGTTAATACGACAGTTAATTCTCTATCTAATCTTAAATATAAAGTAGATTATGATTTAGGTGATTTATGTAGTTATGTGGATAATGAGTTAGATATAGTAGTTAATCAGCGAATTACTGAAATAACTGAAGTATATGAAAATAATAAGCACGATATTTCTATAGTATTTGGTAAAGAAGAAAAAACAATAATGCAAAAATTAAATAGAGAGGTGAAATAAAATGTCAATTATAAGTGGAATATTTCCTAGCGAAATTGTAGATATAGACGAAAGTGGGCTTCCTATTTATGATAGGGCTGTGGATGAAGAATATTTTGCAAAATATCATAGTGAATTTTTAAGTAATGGTGTATATGCCAATCCATCAAATAATTTTCAAGTAATGGTTAATGACTTGATGAAATTGAAAGTAAAGGCAGGTAGCTGTTTTATAAATGGTTATTATGCCTATGATAATTTTGATGGAGAAATAATTCTTGAGCCAGCAAGTTCAGATTTAAATAGAATAGATAGAATTGTAACAAGATTAGATAGGATAAATAGAAAAATATCTATAGAAGTAAAAAAGGGTGCCTATGGAACTGTTTCATATTCAGCACCTAGCCTACAAAGAGATGATGATATATGGGAGTTAGGACTTGCAGATGTATTAGTTAAAAAGGGGACAACTCAAATAGTACAAGCAAATATAACAGACCTGAGACCTATACAAGAATATTGTGGTTATGTATATAATCCAATGCAAAATATAGATACTACGGATTTATTTGCTCAATATGATAATTCTTTTGAAGTATGGTTTCAACATGTTAAAGATCAGTTAAGTACTGATGCAGCTGGAAATTTACAGAAACAGATTGATACACATACTTCGGAATTGGAAGATTTCATGAGTTTCTTTAATAATGGTGGAAGAGTATCAGGTAAGGTAAGTACAAATGGAATTACAGTTAAACAAGATGATGGAAATGCAATAGTACTTTCAACTGGAGTTGATGGAAAATTCAAAATACAAAAATATTTAGCTAATGGTTCTTGGGATTATGATATAATGATGGAAAAAGATGGGTATATAGAAGTGGGAAAAGATTTATATATGGGAAATTACAGTAGGAAAACTAATGGGTACACAAAAATCTCTAATGGAATGATATTACAATGGGGTACTAGCAATTTATTAGCAACAAATTATTCTTCAAATGGAGCTTCATTTAAAACAGGTGTGGGGTATTTTCCTATTGCTTTTCCTAATACGTGTTTAAATGTAGTAGCTGTATCAGGATTTAGAGAATATACGCTATCAATAGCAAATACAGGCAAAACTCAATTTAATGCAGAAGGTTGCTGTGTTGCTAATGGTCCTAGTGATTCCACAAGGCCGTTTCATTGGATAGCGATAGGATATTAAAGGGGGAGGTAATAATATGTTGTATATGGATTTGGATATTGAAAAAAAAAATAATGGATTTTATACAGAAGATATACATGGGATAGAAAAATGTGAAACTATACTAGCACAAGGGGGACTATTAGTAGATGAAGAACTATGGCAGCATCTGTTAGTTGTAGAAGAATGTAAATTTATCGGTACAGTAGAACAAAGAGAATATACTATTTTAGATAAAGATTTATTTGAGAAAATAATACAACCAGTAGATACTAAACCTCAACAACCTTTACTAGAAGAAAGGCTTGCTGCTCTTGAAACGTTAATGATGGGAGTGATATAGATGAATCCTTTTTATAACTTTTTAAAAAATATGTGGATTATGAGAAAAGCTGATGAAGAGTATCTTCAAGCTAGAGTTGGTAAGAATCAAATAACCCAGGAAGAGTATAATGAAATAGTAGCAATGAAACAAGTTCAGGAGCAATAGAAGTATATTGTGAAATGATTTAATAGAAAAGAGATTAGATTTAATTCTAGTCTCTTTTGCTTATAACAAAGTATATAAGTATAGTTAAAAGATAGATATATAAGTGAAAATTATATAAAGATTATATTAGTAGGCATAGGAATTGGAATAACATGGCTATTAGGAACATTAAATATTGTAATAATTCTAATAGATAAGGAATATGAGTTTATCTTACAAAAAGGTATTAGGTGATGTTGTATTTAAAGGTGTTGTTAGAAAATCTGTTATATTTATAGTTAAAGTATTATTGGATGGACTTTTGAATGCTAGTACAAGGATATCTAGAGCTCTTGTATGCTATTTTTATTTAGATAATTAAAGTATTTAATTATTAGAGAATTGCGAGGGGAGGTTACTTATATCACACAAAATAAAAGATGTAGTAGTAAAATATTTAAGTATGAATATATCAGTAATAACGCAGGGCGTGTATAAATTAATTATAGGTATAGGGTTTGTATATAGATAATAGAAATAAGCATAAGAATAAGTTTAAAATTAGGAAGGTGAAATATGAATGATGAATTAATAAAGCATAAGTTAGAAATACATGAGAAAAGAATTAATAATCATAGCGAGCGTATTGATGAACTTGAAAGAGGAAGAGCTGCTACAGATGTTAAGATGGATAACCTCTGCGAAAAGCTTGAGGCACAGACAAAGAGTATAAATTGGTTAATAGGACTTATGGCTACAAGTTTGCTAGGGTTCTTTTTTCATGCAATTCAAACTAATTTATTTAAATAGGAAGGAGAGATAATTATGAATATTATTAATTACATTACAGAAAATGCTTTAATTTTAATACCAGTACTTTATATTATAGGTATGATTTTAAAAGGAATTGAAAGAATAAAAGATAAATATATACCATTAATACTATTACCTATAGGTATAGGTCTAGCTATGGCACTTATGGGCATTAATATAAATGCTATAATTCAAGGTGTTCTAGTAGTAGGTGTTAGTGTTTATACAAATCAACTTATAAAACAAATTAATAAGTAGTTTACAGAGTGGGAGAAATCTCACTCTTTTATATTTAAGGAGGAATTGATTATGAAATTAAGAGGTATAGACGTATCACATCACCAAGGGACTATTGATTGGGATAGGGTTAAAAGTCAGATAGATTATGCAATCTTGAGTGTAGGATATGGTGATAACATAACAAGCCAGGATGACAAGCAATTCCATAGAAATGCTAAAGAATGTACTAGACTTGGGATACCCTTTGGAGTTTATATTTATTCTTATGCAATCTCAATATCACAAGCCAAAAGTGAAGCGGATCATATCCTAAGATTAATAAAAGGATATGAACTAAAATATCCAGTTTATTATGATTTAGAAGATGCAGGGACTACAGGAAAGTGCTCTAATAAACTTATAGCAGATATGGCGGAGGTATTTTGCAATGCTATAGAAAAGACTGGTTATTGGGCAGGTATTTATGCTAATACATCCTGGTTTAATAATAAGCTAACAGATAACAGGTTTAATAAATGGGTTAAGTGGGTGGCTCAATATAATACGACTTGTACCTATAAAGGTAAACATGATATGTGGCAATATGTTAGTGATGGAAGAGTAAATGGCATTAGTGGTAATGTAGATATGAACTATTGCTATGTTGATTATCCTGGACTAATTAATTCTAAAGATAACATAGATAAACCAGAAAAACCAAAACTTAATACAGATAGTAAAGAGGAAAATAAAATGGATTATATTATACAATATTCAAATGCAACAGACCAGGCAATAGCTGAGGTAATAGCTGATAGGATTAACTGTCCAACAATAAACTGTTTAAGACCATATGCACATTATGGACAATATAAAACAGTTATTGCAGTAGGAGAGGCTAAGAATAAGAGTGGTTATACAAATGTACTTATCCAGGGTAAGAATAGAGAGGAAACATTAGATAAGGCTATAGATTATTGTAAGAAGTTAGGTAAATAATATTTAAGGCTAGTAGGGAGTAAAATATTTATTAGTCTTATTATAAACACATAATTGAAAAGGGAACAAATGTTTGATAAAATGTATTTATAGGGGGTTATAAAATGTTGACTAAAAAGCAAAGGATAGTTCTTAATGCCATAAATGAATATGTACAGAGGGAGAGTATTTCACCAACAGTTAGAGAGTTATGTGATATTGTAGGTATAACATCTACATCTACAGTTCATGCACATTTAAATAAGCTTGAAGAAAAGGGATATATAACAAGAAAAAGAGAATCTCCAAGGAGTATAAGAGTAGTAAAAGAATACAACATATAGACTTTTAATAGGATTGTATTTTATACGAGTAAAGATTAGGTTAATTATACTGAGACCTAGTCTTTTAAATATGAAATATAGATGTTAAGTTTATATGTGGTTTTTAAAAGAAACTACATTAGATATTTATAAGTAGTACAAAGAAATGACTAAATGAATGTTAACTGACTTTATAATTTATATAGGAAACTATTTAACTATTTAAATAGTTGTTTTATTCATGCAGGTTTGAAGGAATTCAGATTATAGGTGATGTGAGTAAAGGGGGTATATAAAGGTGCAATTTGAAAGATTTTAACAAATATGATATAATGGTAAAGAATGAAATATATAAGAAAGGTTAAAGCGGTAAGAACAGCAAATAATTTTAATAGATACACGGAATTAATAGGGAAATTAAACAATTTAGAAGTAAGAATATGGTATAATAAACGTGATAAAAACATTATTAATGAAATAGATAAATCATTATCAATAAAAGAACAAGCAAAGCAAGCTCACTTTTTAAGAAATAAGTATAGAGCACAAGCTAGAAAGCTAATGGCAGATAGAATGTTGGCAGAAAAATTAAGTATTAATAATACTAATCTACCTTTTGAGTATTATGAAAATAAATATTTAAATCAAGGATATAATGACAATGAACTCTATGAAAAGATAATAGCAGCATCTACAAGGACAAATAAAATGGTAAACGTAGCATTAGGAATTGGTTAGTGATTCTAAAAGTGCTACTATCATATTTTCAAGATAAATTTTTAAATTAGCTAAATTAAAAATGTTTTAATTATAAAATATATTTATATAATTTACCAAAAGTGAAATTAAGGGCAGTAGACTGAAGAAAGTCTTACTAGCCTTATTTTTATTTCATTTAAATTGAGTATAAAATTGTTTATGGAAATAATAGAAAATTTAGAAAAAAATGTTGACCAAGCGGTGGGAGTTAGGTACCATAATATTGTAATAATAATTTTAAATGGAGGGTTACAAAATGGAGCAACAATATTTATATACTGA